TACTTGGCTTTACAAGGTGGGCGATGAACTTATCCCATTTGACCACACCCGTATAGCCAATTTTCTTCCGCAGGTTGGTTGGTACAAAGGACGCAGGATCCTCCAATACATCGGGCTTTAAACGGATGACCCGGGAGTTGACTTTAAATGTAGACACATTTGACATACTTTGTGTGTTTGTATTAAACATAGAATAATGTCATCCTGTCAGTATCGTCGCCCACAAAGATTTATTGGTCTTTTATGGAAGTGCTTTTAAAATGCGACATGCTTTGGTCAAGACAGGTACATATGTTTTCAAATAGATGGGGTATTGGGAGACAATCGGGTCATTGAGGCGTGTATTCCAAAACATTTGACTGACTTTGTTCCGGTCCGATGCAGTTGCACGAGCCCACTTATCCCACAACTGGGTTGCGCGCATATACGCTTTGTGACTTGAAAATACACCCTTCGCTTGAACAACTTTTTGGCCACGGGTTCCAGTACGCAGAACCATTCGACCAGTACTTGGATTGACAATATGGCTGGAATTCATTTTGGAATAGAGTACGTTTTAAAAACGGAGATATTTTCGAGTGTATAGTTCTACCATAGCTTCTACGGCGCGTATATTGTAGACGTGAAGCCACTGCACAAGCACGCCAGTCAAAAAGTGTCCATTGCACAACAAATGCCCATGGAATCATTGTGAGATCATCAAGTTACAATACTGATCCAATTAATTCACTCAATATCGCACCTCTGATTGGGCGGTCGAATCGACCCGTTAGTCGGTTTGTGGAGCGTTGGCGTCATACGTCTCGGTACACCAATATTTCCCATCGGATCGTTCCACCATCACACGGTAATAGCGAACTGATGGCACAGTCCATTGTACGACAAGCTCCTTGACTGATTTTCGACTTGTCCGGACATCCCATAATCGTGCAATTGTCAACCCATCGGTTTCGCCATAATATAGGGTACACCGCTGTGTCGAATCGACATCTGGCACAAGGCGTACCATCAATTCAACTTGCGTCTGCTTGTCTTGGTGCCGGTCAGCGGACACAATTACAGGGTAGGGGAGAGCAGTGTGGATTTGGTGAATTTGCGCCATGTATGGATAGTTGCCATTGTATGCATTGGACGTGTGTGCAACGCGGCTCGACGCACTGCGTTTTTGATCCAATCCACCACAGGATGCCCATAACATATCGTCTGTCGCACCCCATCGTTTGTTGGTATACCCTTCCCCACGTGGTTCCACGATTTGGTCCAATGGATACCACCCTGCGGGCACGGACGAATCGTGTACGAAATCATCTGTATCCACCAAATGCTCTTCGGAGGTGCTTGGGGAGATGGGTGGAGCGGGCGGCTCGGGTGGGCCCGACACAAATCCTTGGTATTGAACGACACGAGTCACATGATTCGTCCGCTGACGCTCCGCCACGCCAGGCACCTCGATAAAGGCATTTGGGGTAATATCGTTGACGCGTCGTGTGGTAAATTTTTGACCGACGGCAAACAGTTTCCAATCTGAACCATTCCAATAATGGGAAATATAAGTAGTCAGAAACCCAACTCGGGTAGACACACCCTCTGAATTTGGTTGATGGAGTGGGTTCGAGTCGCATTGAAGCGCCATCACGTAGGGTGGCTTCAAGTCACGCAATAAAGCGGCTTCCGCCCGAGGTTTGACACCAGTCCCTTCGTGTGAAAACTCACTAAAGGTCATGGACGGCGATCCAACTGCGAGGAGGCGGGACCATTGATGTTGCGGCGGCACCGGGTTCGCGGCCGCACCGAAACTCCAGAGTGAAAAGTTGACACCAATTGCCTGTCCGTGTTCATTGAGAACCGGTCCATAATAACCAAAACGGGTTGAAATGGGAGAGAAGGAGGGAAGAGAGGGGAGTGGGTCAATTGCCATTACAAACTGTGTCGTGTTTTTCAGTTTCGCTTTCATGGCATGTGTGGACTGAAATTTCATATGCGTGGCCACAGGACGCCATCGTTCCCGGACAATGGACAAGGGACGACGACAACTCAGTTTGATGTAGTGAAAGGTCCCGACCGGATGCCCTGGTTTGGTCGTGTTCACAACCTGCACGCGAATTGTATGAAACCCTGGCGTCATTTGACGTAGGGGCACACGTGCACTGTATTTGCCTGTATCGGGTATTGCTGTAAATTGTCTAGACCGCACTTGCGCATTCTTTCCCAGTTCGGCATCCACCGTCATACGAAGTTCACACGCAACCTGAAAATCCATACGAAAATGCGCGACCAAATTGGTACGGCGCGGGATATAAATGGACCAGAAGAGTCCATCCTTCAGAGATCGCCCTAAATCGCCAATGTGTCGAAAATGTTTATCTTGGTTCCATTCCGGTTCGGCAATTCCGTTGATCGTTTCTGTGGACTGGACGGCTTTGACATGCTGCGTTCCATCGAAAAACACTTCATTGGCACCCAGGTACAGATGCACTCGCTTACTGCCTGGTTGGCGAGTCACTTGCTGTGCATAGCGCTGAACTGTAGCGCTTGTAATCAATTGTACGGGTATTTCCAATTGAGTTCTATATTCAGACCGATCCTCCGGGTTCAAGGGTTTACCAACACGAGCGCCCATTTCAAGAGTGTTTCTTCTAATTGGGATAAAAAAGTGAACTGAATTAATTGTTCATTTGGATTGAATGGAACAATACTCTGTAGGTGCCAGTTGCGACGAGAGAGTGATGGCCACACAATTCGTTGTCGATCGCACTGCGACGATCCAACAAAATGTGGACAAATTGCGACCTCAACTTTTTCAGTTCCCCTACCGCAATCTCCCACCCACCAACGCTCAAGTTGCATTTGCTCGGCAAGTACTTTGCGCACATCTCCCCACACTCGGGAAGATTGGCTCCATGCCGATCCTTGAAACAAAAAAGGGGGAATGGAATCGTGTCGATGCACTTGTGGATTGTTTTAATGGTCGTGCCCGACTTGGCGCGCGCAAAGCGTACAACCGACTGTCGTGTTTGGAGTGGTGGGACGCCGACATGGTGTCCGGGCACATCCTGTTGGAGGGTGCAGTCCGCCATGCATTCGACCATTCACTGTCCACCATCGACCAGCACACATTGTTGAAGATCATGTGGCATGTTGACAATGTGCCACGCGAATGCACGCTGTTTCGAGCGACCCGCGCGACTGATATCATTCACTATCTGGCACAAACCAACCATCTGTCCACCATCAAATGGCTCGACATGAGTGCAGGATGGGGGGATCGTCTTCTTGCCGCCGTCGCCCTAGATTGGGAGTATGTTGGATTTGATCCGAACCCGCGATTGCACCAGGGGTATCAAGACATGGTGCGCATAATGCGCACACCCAATCAAACCAGGACGCAGTGTGTATTTCCACTGCCCTTTGAGTGCAGGGCTTCACAGAAGCAGCTTCAAGATCGCACATTTACAGTGATCTTCACGTCTCCGCCTTATTTCGATTTAGAAGTGTACAATGTGGATGATCCATTCCAAAGCACCGCGCGGCACCCTACCCCGCAACTGTGGCTGGGTTCCTTTTTGTGTTACTCGGTTGAATTGGCAAGCAGTCGATTGGAATTGGGTGGAGTCTTTGCAATGAATCTAGAAAGCACGCAGGACACCCCCTCCGAGCAAGTGCTGTGCGATTTCATTGCGAGTGAATTGCCCCATTTGGTGCAATGTCCCACGTTTGGATTTGGTTCGAGTTATTATCCAAAGCCTGCGGGTCTTGTGTATTCGTGGCAGTCAAGGACGGCCACGCGGGGCCGTACAACTATGTTTCGCGAGAAGTATCCTCAAGTATACAAGGCATGGCAGGCGATTCGCACTCATCATGGTTTGTTTCCCATCCATGGCAACCATCGTTGATTTTAAATGTCCTAATACTAAAAAACTCTTTGTATTATGCTTCCCCATCACAAAGAAATTGTGATTGTTATCAGTGTGTCCACGACATTGGCGGTTTTGGCTATTGGGGCCGTTCTTGTTGGTCATTTCACGAATTGGTTTCAGATGATCGCAGAGTCGCGGACTGTGGAGGAGGATCCCCCCGATGATGTGGAAATTATTCAGCCAACTACATTTACCATTGCATTCACTGTTGATGATGATGAGGATGCTTCGACAAACACGAACGCAGCTGGAACCTATACACAGATTTCAAAGCCACAAAATGATGTGCAATACACGTTGACAGACCCAAGCAACGGTGCAACGGTTACATATTCTTCCTCCGATATCATTGTTGTTTGGTCGTATGGTCAAAACACTACTGCACATAGAATCTTTATTATACCGAATCTTTCGTCGTTGAGTGGTACATACATGTTTGTACTGCTCAATAGTTCAAACACAATTACATCGTATGCCTTATCCGATTCCGTCGATCTCGTTGGGTTTACAGGTACATGGACGCAGGTATCCCAGGGTCGTCAAATCATTGGTACAATTACAATTCCAGCTGAGTCGTAATTCAGTCGTTGTGCGTAGGATTTCAAATGGACTTTTTTTGTTCGAGTCCCACAAAAATGGGTCAATGTCTTCCATCTTTAGGTTCACCAAGTTCACACACCATGGATGAACACAGTCAAGAAACGATTGACTCGTCCGTCTCCCCCCGCACGCGGTCGCTCCTCTCTTTATCAGACGACTTTGTGATCCGTGAAACAACTCCCCCGGATACCCTCAATGTGACGACACTCCATTGTTTGTCCAATGCGTGGATTCTGACAGACGACCGAGGATGTATTATTCAAACGAATCATATTGCCCAGACACTTTTTCAATACACCAATTTGACGGGGGTGCACATCGAACAGCTTATGCCGCCCTCGGTTGCGCACCACCACCATCGATACATGGACACATACCATAAAACCCACCACTCGCGACTCATTGGGAGTGCTGGACGCGAAGTGGACATACTACGAGCAGACGGTACATTTAAAACGGTTCTCTTACAGGTATCACGGATCCCAAATGGATTCTTTGCCATGTTGATCGATGTACGTAATGTACCGAAAATCCACGCACAGCACACCCAATTGGTCCAGGCATCTCGCTGTGTGGAGCAATTAGGACAACTGTTACAATATATCAACCACGATGTTCGTGCTCATCTTACAAATATCGATTTAATAATTGGTCAACAACTCCCATTACTTATGCAACCCACTACCAATGCACGCATACCGAGCCAAATCGCACGCATCACACATACACTCGCCACTGTACTTGAATTAAGCGAGCTGTATCAACAAAAATATCAGTTCTGTGTGGATCAATTGAATTACATTGAACTGATGGAAGAGACACTTGGCGCCTATTTAACACTGAATTTACAGAAAGATATTCAATTCACCGCAACCTTCCCACCAGAAATGCGCTATTATGACATTCATGCAGATGCCACTAAATTGGGTGCGGCCCTCCATGCACTGGTTCGATTTTTCGTTCAACACCGCGCCGATCGGGTTGAATGTACGACCACCTGTACACCGCATGCACATCAAATGACGGTTGTGACGCGGCTGTGGGGTAATATAAACGCGATGAATGAAGTCGAATGCCAGCAATTGTTGAATGGGATTGCGCCGTCCACTCATTCAACAGACCCCTATACCTGCCTACATCTACCGGCGGTTGCACAGATTCTGGCACAGGGGCACAAGGGATCATTGGCCTGTGAAAGTGATTCCTTTGGGCTTACATTTACAATCAGTATGAATGTAGCCACGGCGGCACGAACCGACCCGATTGATGATACGCGGCGGGTTTTCAGTCAACTCCATTTATGTCAAGTCCCTTCCACCATTGATGGTGAATTCAGTTCGGACGATGGAAGCGGGAGTGCGGGTACATATAATGTATTAGTTGTGGATGATAGTGAGTTGACCCGTAAATTAGTGATTCACACCTTGCGCCGGCTTCACTATACTGCCCACAGTGTCGCGAATGGACGCGCCTGTCTAGAGTGGCTCCGTACGAATACATGTGAGGTGATTTTAATGGATCGGACGATGCCGCTTCTAGATGGGCTTGAAACGACACGCCAAGTCAAGCAGCAATGGCCAGATGTGTGTGTTGTTGGACTGACAGGCGACACTGCCTCCGACCAACTCGAGGAATTTCGACAGGCGGGTGCCTTCCGTATACTGTGTAAACCCCTCAATATCCCGCACTTGACACAAGTACTGGACGAGTTATTTAGTGATTAAGAGAAATTCAATGTCACAACACACATCACTGGTTCCCGATACATTATCACACCGCACTTTGACGTCCATCAATTCATCAACAATAACACCCCCTTGAAACAAAAGATCCAAGGCCATACCGGTTTGCAGCGAAAATCGTTTAAGTGGATGAAAGTTCCCGTTCGTGCCAGTCGACGACCGAGTGCGCAAAGTGACTTCCGCACTCCCAGACGCTCCATTTGTACGGGCTTGCACGACAACCAGATGCTTGATCATCATTTTGTGACCAGCGGGCACTGTATAAATTCCGGCTGTAGTGGCATCTTCCCCACTTAAAATTGTTCCGTAAATTGCACCTCCACCACCACTAATTTCCACTGTAATCGTACCAGCATTGGTCCCGCCGGACCCAACCGTCATCACTTGAGCACGCGTAACACGCCACCAAGTACCGCCCGTCACCGCAGTAGTGCCATTCATTGTAAACGTCTCAATAGTGTATTCACTCGACGTGCTTGTCGCCAGACCTTGAATTTGAACCGTGCGTGCGCCTGTCCCTGACGGACCGGCATCATTCGCGCTGGTACTGGACACTTGAATGGTCACCGGCGTTGTACTGGTCGGAAATCCGCCGTAAATGCCCCCCGCCCCGATTAAATCTTCCCCACCCGCGGTTGTGTCACCATTCCGTCCATCAATGGAGCCTGTTTTAAAATTGGAAATGGACCCAAGTGCAACGGATGTAGTAAAGTCCGTCACCTGAATGGACCCCGATTTGTCAAAATTCGTAGTACTCCCATTGATTTTCAGTGTCGCCACGAGTGTGATATTAGCCTGCGTATTGCCGTTCATGTACCGCACCCGAAATCCATCCAACAGTGTAATCAGATTCAAGAGTTTAAACGCTTCATCCACATCATATTGGTTGAATGTAAATGTGCGTGTTGCATTCACAAGTGGGGTGCCTGCATTTGTGTTGTTGGTGAATTCGATAATAAATCCACCGGTTGCACCCACTTGGTCCGATGCAACAAACAGCTCAATCATATTATATCCATCCGTGTCGAACCATGCACTTGTATATTCGGCATCCGCCGCAAATGTCGCATTGGTGTATTCAAATGCATTGCCATCCGCCGGTTGATTCACAAAATCACCATCTGGTTGCTGGCCCACAACGATATTGCGTCCTAAATTGACAACCATGGACGATACAATCGGGGCTGCAACCGTGAGCACTTGTGCATTAATTGGAGTTGTCAATTTGAGTGAACTGTAAAAGAAATCGGTCTGATTCACAGATTCTGTATTCACAAATCGATACCGCACATAAGGTGCAAACACTGGAGCGCCATACAATTGATACCCATTGGCACTCAGAAAAGGAATGGCAAGTGCACGTACAACGTCGGTCCCATTGACGTCGCTGGTAAAATCGATTTGAAGTGTACCATCGGTACTACTTACAATTTCAGTTTGCACTTGAGTGAACTGTGCAAGGGTGTGGAACCCTGAATCGTACACTTGACCCACACTGGTTGCATCGGTGTGACTTGCTGCGGTCGTATTGTTCGCGCCACGTACAAGACCACTTAGAACATGCGCTGCATTCCCTGTGTAAGTAAGTTGTTCACTTCCAATTTGAATCGTGCCAGAGGTGGGAAAGCCCGTGGAGTCCGTCAATGTCACGGATGTGTCGACGGCGTCGATGCCGCCGGATGTATTCATTGTGGTGCCACCTAAATTTGTGGTGGTTTGAAAGGCAGTTGTAATTGGACTACGAGAAGGCGCATACGACATACCTTAATTAGTGTGCGGGCCACCACGTTGAACGATCGATCTATTTTTTCAAACACTTACAAAAAACAATGTCCATTATTGATGGAAATTTCAGTACGCTTTCATCTGAAACCGCGCTCGATGTCAGCGGTGAATTCCACAGCGCCAACCAATTTGTTAAACATGTGGAACATTTTTATGTGTATTGTACAACGGACCAAACCTTGAAACTGACAGTGCAATTGTGGGATGGCGGGCTTGACAGCCCATGGTATTCACACGAGTTTCTCATTAAGGACTTCAAACACCATGTAATCCACAAAATTCGGACACGCGGGGCCAAATATGCCCGTGTGCACTGTTGGAATCAAGGCACCGCGAAAACGACTCAATTTCAATTGCGTGTGGGCAGCTCGGCCTATGCCGACCGACGGTTCACGTTTAAACGAGTCGACACGCATTTACTGGAACCACTCGCAGAACCGCCCAATGAATTCACCCATGCCAGCGTGAATGCGTGTGGCGCCATTTACGTGTCCACGCCCCTCGACGCAGAAACGGGAGCCATTGGCCGGGTCAATCAAAACGGGAGCTTTCAGACGGCGGTGTCAACCCCGCTTGTTCACCGCACCTTTCCCACGTCCACCCTCGATGAAACTGATTGGGACATCACCACACTCAATGGGGGGCAAGTGCATGTCGTGGATGGATGTGCCGAATTGGAATCGGGTAGTCAAGGGCCCAGTGCGGCTCAGATACGCATCCGCCATGAAGATTTGCCAGACAGTGGCCATCCCTTTACAATACAATTTGTACTCAATTGTAATGCCGAAACCACTGGAACCGGGGCACGCAGTTGGGGCGTGAATTCAAGTGATGGACAGGAAGGACTTTTCTTTGAATTTGACACAACACTGACACTCCTCATCCGACATGCTGGTGTGGACACAATTGTGCCAGCCCGGCAATTTAAAGGCAATATTCCACACTATGCGACTACAGGATTCCAGCGATTTCAATTGAGTTGGTATCAGGGCAATATTTTGTTTCAGGTGTCTGATTTGCACGCAAATCCGCGCACTTTGTACAATATGTCAGCAATCAACTGCGTCTCCATTGCCACATGGCGTGCGTTTGTGCGCGTTGAAAACGTCTCCACGAAGAACACGACGGTTCAATTGGCGAGTCTCACAATCCATTTGGAGGGTGCTTTGCACGCACTTCCACTCACCGAGTCACCCGAACCAGCCAGTTGGGCGCCAGTCCATCAAGTTGTGTTGAAAAGCCAAACGCCGGATGGATCCTATCAGCCTCTTCAGTTGTCGCAGGAGGATTGTTTACTGGTCCAATCCCGCTCCGAGCACCCATTACTAAATGCGGAAGCACACAGTTTTCATTGTTGGACGGATATACACCAATTTGATGTTGAAAAGAAAGAAATCACCTTGTCGAGTGTGTTTGCCGAGGATGAAAGAGTTCTGTTTGATGGACATCATCCAAGTGAAACAAAAGTAGTTACACTTGTGTCAACAAGTCAATTGGATTCCCCCACAAAGGATGGTATGGAGTCGGTCACGATTACGGGGTTGTCCACAAGTAGCGCCCTTTACTTTGAAACCGAAACTGTGACACTGAACGGAAAAACGCCAGTCCACACATCTGGCACATGGTATCGTATTCATTCAATGCAGGGTACTGCGTTTGGCGCGTCTGGTACCAATCAAGGTTCAATTCGTGCCACAATGGGGTCCCGTCCATTGTGCACAATGCGACCGTTGCATGGGCAAGTGAATGACACGGTGTTTACTGTGCCTCGTGGATCCACTGCGATTCTGCGGAATGTGAGTTGTCAACTTCTCGATGCCGAAGACAAAAAGAACAGTGGAGGGCGGATTTATGTGCGTGTCAAGCCCATCGATCGTCCAGGGAATGGATCCATCCTCTCCTGCATGAGTCTGCGTGAAGTCAATGGTACCACAGCGGTCAAGTTGCAAGGGGGCACAGATGTTCGACTGGGATGTATCTTTACCAAATTAAATACGCCAAACATGATTGTGCGGTTTGATGTGGATGTGTATCCCAATATTCCAAGCACGTGGGTCGAGATTGTTCCATAATCCACAAACGATCAACATGGATTCGATATTGTGGTCACGAGTGTAGCATTTAGATACGAATTTGTGAGTCAATGGACGCTATTTTGCCATGTCTCTTGAGTCGATGGCTCCAAGTCTACCAATTGCGCACGGCACGCCACGTCGCAGCGTATCTGGGTCATTCTACCCAGCGCAATGCGTGTGTAAATGCATCACACTTGTCACTCCCACCGGCGACATTCTTGAAAGTGTTGTCATTACACCAAAGACGGTCGTGGCGGATTTTGCAACACACACACACTTAGTGTATGTACCGGGTCAACTCGACACGCCTTTGTCACGCACGTTGTGTGTGTGGGACTGTGTCAAGGATGGTGGTCAATTGACTGTAATGCTCCATCCATTTCAAGGAACTCAAACCCACATGTGCAAGTGCACTGAAGGAGTGCATATTCTAGAATGGCATCCATTGGGGGACTGCCTTGTAAGTGGTACTTATTCAGGATGTATTCAACTGATGGATCCTAGTCTACAGAGTTTCCAAAAAATCGACTGTGCCGTATATTCAGTTTCTCCGACCAGTTGGCATCCGTCTGGCAAGTACTTTGCGCGTGGATCGCTGTGCGAAGGGATTCAGATTTGGGACTACTCTTTACAAACAAGCACGTATCAGAATTGTGTCTATTTTGAGGATGTTATGGTTTCAATGGCATGGCATCCATCCGGCAATTGGTTGGTCATCTCCGTTGCGACTAAACCAGCTCGAATTTTTACATTTCGGGATGGAATTATAGTTGCGTCATCTGTATGGTGTGAGTATCATATAGTAGATGAATTGTATTGGAATCCGTCAGGTACTCAGCTTGCAACCACAGTCGGTGTGGCGATTCAAATTTGGCACTTTGCGGCGGGCGTTTTTACAAAGTCTACAATGCTAAAGAGTCACCAGTGTGAAATTGATTCGATTTGCTGGCATCCAACGCACAATTGGCTTGCAAGTGGTGCGAGTGACGCGATTTTTATTTGGGACGTTTCAACTGGCACTATTTCTAGGGCCCTGCACAATCATATTTGTGAGGTCAATACATTGAGTTGGCATTCGTCGGGAAATTGGCTTGCAAGTGGTTCCGAGGACACCACAATTTGCATTTGGGACACAGTTACGTGGAAGTGTCTCCGAGTATTAAGCGGTCATACACAAGGGGTCAATGTGGTGCAATGGCATCCATACAAAACGCAGTTGGTGAGTGGCGCCGATGATGGGACAATCCGAATTTGGACATAATGTACCATTGCCGTTTATAACATTCCGAAAAACACTGCCTATAAGAAACTTCGTGCCAGCCATGAATTCCACTACCACCACCACCATTCAACGGGTCAATGAAACCACTTTTATTTGCACCGCCCCCATTCAGGCGCGTGTCCCCACAACCCTCAGCAACGTCCAACATCGTGCCACGCAAGACGCGTCCATGTGCCAGTTGGAATGTATGGAAGAAGGCAAGAATAAATGCAATGCCTACAGCTTTGAAAACTCGACGTTTGCACCCAATTGCACACTGGGACATGCTTCTACATTTATGAAACCACTTGCGTTTACTGCGGATCCCAGCGCCGTCGCGGGGTATTGCGTCAGTATGGAGGATGCAGCCACGAGTGGCTTTTTTCCACCATTTCACACGTCGTAACCAATTATGCCTCGTTTCCCTCCTGCGCTTGGGCCAATTTGGCCACACGCCATTTTTGCAACTGTGCGACGGCCTCTTCCGTTTCTGTGCACACGTTCAGCAAATTGCGGCCCGCCCGCAAATCTCGTGTCCGCTGTGCACGGATGCGATCCAATTGGTGATTAAAGGACACATCCACATCGTGCAAAAAGCGAATGCGGTCCTGTGTGAGTGGGCGCATGCCACCCCATTCATTTTTTGCATCCATCGTCCCTTAGCAAATTGTCTGATGAGAACTGTGAACTTGGTGGCAGGCCTTGTAAATGGGTGGTCAAGCTCAATATCATCTCTGTCTTATTCAAACTCAAAGGCCCGTTTCACCGCCTGTATAATGTCATACTCGTACAACCGACTCGTGGTTCCAGTTTGAGGGTCCACAACATCTGGATGCATGAGCGCAAGGTCCATACATTCAGAGATCGTCAACCAGCGGGGTTCACAAAGGGGATCGAGTTGAATATGCCACTGCTCACTGAACTCACAGTTTATACATGACTTACATACATACGACACGTGCGGCGGATGGACACGTGGAATCGCGGTATACAAGTCGCGAAGGATCAGTTCGCCACACCACGCACACAGACGACCACTTGCAACAGGCACCCGTTTCATACATCAAGTGGTGGGTTCTGTACCATAGTCCTTCCAAATTGAGACACAATTAATTTGATGCAAGTGTGTGGGCAACAAGTGTAGCCCATCGACTCGGATTCACGCGTGCTTGTGGGGGTGCGTCGCAAAACTCCCACACAAATGCACCGCCGAATAAAGGACCCGTGCACTGTTTCATGGCGGCCAGTTCCGTTAACGCGTGTTGGAAGTCGTATGGAGTGGGGTAATCGCTTGATTCCATTCCAGGTACAAGCATGGAGGTGTCTAGTGTAAAGACTGCCACTAGGTCCTTGTAATTGGCCGCTGTAAAGGATCCTCCATACATTTGTACTGCAATGTATGCAAAATGATCGCCCAATGTATCAAACAGATCCTGGTAGGCGAATCCGCTAAACGCGCCTGGTTCGGTTGGATTTAAAAGTTCACTGAGCACGGGCGCTAGACTGAGTTCCATGGATGAGAAATCATGGCGCAGTTGCATCACAAGATGTTGAATGTGAATTAAATGGGTTGGTTCTTCAATATCCAAATTGATCCCTTGGATGAGGTCTGCGTGTTGTTTCAAAAAATGGGTTAGGAGTGGATAAAAAATGTCAAAGTTTGAAAAAAGGGTTTGAAAGGCGCCTCCTGCCCCCCCAATCATTATCCCAATTCGGGCATCCAGTTTACTTAATTGGGACCAAAGTGAATCATAGGAGGGGTCTTCCGGGTCTGTGTTGTTCAAATGAATGTAGGGGCGACCCTCACTTGTATATCCAAAATGGAAGGCACTGAGGAGCACATCCGTTGCATCACAGTGGGGAATTAATGACCCTACACTCGTCAAGGTTTGGTAGTAGTACAGAATGCGCGCCATTCGAGGTCAGTCACGGATCCGTTCCGCGCACCGCGACGGAGCCCGGGTTTGACAATTAGTTCAATGGGAATCAACGGGAAAGTGCTTCATCGTTTAGGGATTCTCGGACGTGGGTGTCCGCAGTTGACCGCGGGAATCAAAGCGATGATTGTGCAATTGGCTGGAACTGGGTGGGAGTCTCCCTGTCTAAAACATGCGCCATCCTCCAACGATTACTACACTCGCTTAACGGGTCCAAATTCATCCGACGAAACCATGTATTGTGGCGCGCTGTGTGTCGAAACCCACAACCTTCCGTGCATGGAATTTAGAGGGTGAACTCATTCCTGTACCAGAAGAGTTTACAGTACGCGACATCCAGCGACTCCGATACAGTCTATACAATCCAGTGGATTGCACAACGGCGTTTATTTATGATCGCGAAGTCGTCTGGTACCGCCATGGACATTTTGTCAATAAACGAGCGATCCCATTCGGCCTTTGTGAATGGAAGTTGCACCCGATCTATGGCCAATTAACCGCCACAAAGTATGGACGATTGTATGGAATCAATGTCAACGGGCAGGACCAGTGTCGCACAGGATTTCGTGCTGTGGGATCCTATGATATTGGACCCTCGCATACTCAATTAGCTGCGGCTGATCGCAGTAGTAACGAAATTCGAATCTGGAATTTAGGTGGGCCGCAAACCCGCCTGCACTGCGGGCGTTCACCCAACACGGTTGCGTGGGATCCAACTGGGAAGTGGTTGGCCTGTGCAACCATCGAAAGTCTGACGATTGTGTCGGACATGTCTGTTGTGATGTTCAGCACACCATACAAGACGATTCCCGCCTTGAAGGACCACTTCCCGTTTCGCAACCAAAGGCCTCAAATTGCATGGCACCCGAAAGAAGCCCGGGTAGTGGCCGGTCTAGGCGGATATTTGATTGTGTGGGCGGTGGGTATGCAATGCACAGTGGCCTACTGTTCGGAGTATGCGAGGAATATTTTCTTCATTCAGTTTGATGCCAGTGGAACCACTTTAGTGGTCCATTCTTCTGAAGGATTGGAATTGTACACCGCCTCGTAGTGGTTAGTCTGAGGAGTTGTGCAATTGCATCTGTGTTTCACTCTGAATAACTTCAAGATGCTCCAATTGCGATTCATACTTTGTGATTTGTGCCTGATGGTACTCTATTGCCTCCTGCGCCTGCCTGTATTTCGTCTGCGCGTCCCCCCATTGTGCCTCGGCGGCCGCCCATTGTACTTTATATTGTTCCATCTCTTGCTTCAACCGTGCTTGGGCTGTTTGATGATGGGCGACATTCATCTCTAATTCAACGACTGTCATGTTTTGGAGTGAGGGTGGACGGGTTGGCGGAGGTGGGCGCGGCGGCGGAGGTGGGCGTGGGCGCGCTGATTGGGGAACGTCGGCCAGCGCATGTTGAAGGTCCCGGTCATGTGTTGGAATGTGCACACCATCAATAATTGGTACTGTATTATTATCTCGGTGAATCTTTACGTGTACGGCATGGTCAATGGTTGGACCCGAGATGTCAAACTTTTGATTCCCTGCCCCGCCGCTCAGAGAGGTGCGCCTCATATGGTTGAGAAATCGACGAGTGTCCGCCAATTTGGCACCCGCCTTGAAATCAGATTCATACTGACGCAACGCGGTCTGTAAATCTTGCATGGAGTACATAGTCAATACAGTTTATTACACAATAATAGAATAACCCACTGACAAGTAAAACGCAGAACGATTCAAATATGGTCGTAATTTGTAAGACAGGGTTACTCGAAAGTTAGTTTGTAGTGCCATAATGTCATGTACAAATATTGAAGCACATGAGACGACGTCAACTTGCGCATCTTTCGGCGACCTGAAAACTTGGATGCGAATTGGTGATTCATGGATGCGTGGATTCCAGTGGCCTCCATCGTCGCCCATTCGGGTACCGGTGGCACATCGATGTACGTCACACTCTGGGGTACATAATCCTTGTACGGCACTAGTAGTTTGTCAAAAAATTGAATCCATCGAGCAGTTCCATTTGAATCCGTTGAGGAGGTGAACCGCTCCACATCAAGTTGGATGATTGGCCGTCCGAGCAAATGAAGATATTTGCGACGATACGACCATGGCTGGTTGCCTGGTAAATCCAACAACGCGCCATATCGACCCCATTCCACCCAGGATTCCTTAGTTGGAGTCAAATCGATGTGTACGCGTGCATTACCCGATGTTTGACTACGTAACAAATCACGCGTGTTCCATTTTGTGGCACCCGTATTCGCGCCTTTGAAAAAAAACGTGGGCATGGACCCCGATTGACTTGCGCGCAAGTTCGCCGAGTGCGCGAGTGCTGTGTCCCACGCCCATTGTGTGGTATGCATTGACACTGGCTCGTTTCCAGTCATTCCATGGCTGAGAAACGAATCGTCCGGAATCAAAATCCCTGGACGGTTGGCGGGTTTCGCCAACACAAACCATGGAAATTGGGCAGCTTCCGGTTCCCAGGCGTACGTGTCGCAGCTGTAAATCGCAAACTCCGTTTCGGGCAGCGTGAGTCCATGATGTGTGCACCATTGTGCCAAATCGCGCACCATTTGGGTGAAGGTGTGCACCCGCGAATCAATCGACACAAATCCACGAGCATTGACCACGGGTGTTGGCAATTCAATTGTACAGTGATTGGCTTTGATGCAGACAAACATACAACTGCGCCGGTATTTAGGCGTAGTCTGCACGTAGTGTTTCATGGCATCCATGGGCGGTGGAGAATGGTGGCCTGGAATTGACGCCAGATCTTGCTGGATCTGCGTTTCCAAGAGTTTCATCCAGGTTTCTTTATGTGGAATGTGGGGCTTCATTGGCCCTGTGGGCACTGCAAACTCGGCCATTTTTGGACGTGTGATGGATTAATATTCGGTGCACTCGGTATAGATCATATATTGTAATTAGTTGCGATGCCTTGTGGATTACCATACATTTGGGATGCAAGAAAAGAGACAGTTTCGTTGCTTGTTTTGTCCAGTATGGCCGATACGGATACCGACACCCGCATGATCAAAGAATATGCGCACGCTGCGCTCATCGCTTTCATGACTGTACACAAAACGCATGTGACAAGTGTGGTGATGTCGATGAAGTACGCAGACACTTTCAGATGATTGCGCAAGGGGTGGATATGTGGTGCGACACACCGATTGACCCCGACAATGGGGATCTTGAGCCACTGAACGTGGTTCAATGCATGAAACAATTGGAGTTTGTAAAGAAGGCACTGCCCTCTTAAATTCGAGAAATTCGAGAAACAGGGTTTAAATTAATTGCCTCTCTTCTCGAGTCGGGACATTCTGGTACCACGCCCAATCGTACTGTACACGTGTGCAGTATGGCGACGGATCGTGTGCTCCTATGTGTGCGATCGATGAAGGGAACGGTATTCGGGAACATCCACATTGGGGGACATTCATGTCAACACACCGATATACAGTTTTATGGCGCACCATGATACAGTTAACTCACTCAGTTGGCATCCTTACAAGAATCAATTTGCAAGTGCAATTGGCAATATGATCCAAATTTGGAATGTGGAACCTTTAAAGTGCATTCACATTCTCAAGGGCCATACTGATGGTATTACATCCATTTGTTGGCACCCGTCTGGAAATGGACTTGCAAGTGGATCAGAGGACAACAATTCGAATTTGGGACGTGGCTGGACACAATGAACCACAAATAATCAAACATCGCACATGTGTACAGTCCATTGATTGGAGTCCAGATGGAACCAGATTTGTTGGTCTGGTGAATGGTACAGTTCAGATCTGGAAATGAGGGTGGCAGAGATGCGATATTTGGGTTTAATTGCGCTTTACTCTTTGCTTTCGCCTGGGTGATTGAAAAGTACTGGAACATCGCCCACTCCAAATACCGTCCATTGTGATTAGTCCACAATGACGACGATGGGCGGCGGTGGCGGTAATCGCCGAAAACGCCCCCTGTCGCGAACCGACCCCGCTGCAAGTATTGCGGCGGACCCCATGCAGTTTTTGACCTCAATCTACAAACCGCGCGGCGCGACTGATGGAATTTGCGCCTATTATCAATCGTTGATTCATGGTTGTGAAGACGCTGTGAAACAATTGCCACCTGCCTTTGTGAGCATGGCGAATGGCACTCTGTACGACGTCTTCAAAGACAACACGGATTGCTTTGTCGCCATGGCGCATTCGTTGAAGAACCATACAGCGGTCGGCATGTGCACGCGCCCTCGTTTGCGTGCGGGTGGCACATTTTTGTACCCGATTTTTTTTGACATGGATGTCTTCAGTACGGACGCCTGTGGGCCGGCGGACCTTCAATTGATGTTGCGCGATTTTATGTTGCCAACAATGAAGTTATTTTTTGGAGATGCGTATCATTGCGACGCCATGCGGAAAACGCATTTTGCCATTTATTATGCCCAAGAAGAAGGATGCAACACGGTGGCACGGCAAACGAAATCCAAATTGATCTGTGGGTTGTGTGAAAAGGGGACTTTGCACCGGTCGATGGAATACATGGAAGCGTATGCGGAATGCAAAGTGTGTGGTGTGCGATTCGCCTGTTCCTCTTTGGATGGAGGTGTCGATACGATCACAGTGGAACCTTTGATGTTTTCCAAAGCCCATTTTATCAAAGCGTATCGCGCGCGAGTGCCCTTTGCCGACATACCAAGTTTGATGGACCCTGAACCGTGGACGCATTGCAACGAGACAACTTGGAACACCACAACTCGGGTACTGACCTTCCATCATGGCGCCATGGAATTAGAGACTGCCCTGCGTCCCATTAAACGGCATATTGATCAAACGTCGTACAAATATGGATTCCATGTCAAGGCACTGAATGTGGAATGGCTGACGCGAAGCCGTCGATTGAACATTGGATTGCGTCGCATGATGGATACCTATCTTGGCCAGTTGGTGCGGAAGTCGACTAGTGTGCGGGAGGCAACCCTGCGCTACATTAGCTTTCTCAAGAAACAAATCAAACAAAACAGCGACAAAAACAAATTGTACCTGACACCTGCGGACATTCAATTGCGCGCCATGTCGAAACTCCCCACCCTGTTTTTGACTGAATCGGCCCTGAATGCGCCAACGGAGTTGCTCGACTTGGATCGTTACATCGTGGACCAGGTGGATACACTCCTGTTTGACAAAAACATGGCCATCACTTTGTGCGACTTTTTGGCCTCCAAAGCCATTCAATGGCAAGAAACGCTCGACCCCTCCAACTTTTGGAAGACAATTGACATGAGTGAAGCATTTGACAGGTCCGTGTACCGATCAGGACTTCGTGTGCCATACGCGCGTAAAATTTTCAAGTGTGTGCATGTACGACATCGCTCGAAAGGCACAGGTGAATTGGAAGAGGTCAATTGCCTCCGGTGCGATGGGAAAGGATCGTATATCGAAACGGAGCGTCCTCCTTATGAACTGCAATCCATTGTCAATTCCTCGGGGGAACCATGCCCTGCTTTGTGCACCTATCTGCAAACCAATTTGGCCGGTCAATTGGCATTGACAACCATTCGACTACCGATTGCAAGCGCGTTGACGGGCGTTCAGGTCAAAGAAGTCGGCAACATGATCGCCCACATGAAACGGATTCCTCGGTCGTTTCATGAAGCTCGCAGTGGCGTGCCCGACACGAATCCGAATGACGTCGCTGGAGGGTGGAAAGCGTATACCGGTACGGTGGATGAAATCACACGCCGCGATGTGATAGACCCCTTACAAACATGGATTCGTCAACTCCAACCGGAATGGGCCCATTTGTCGCTCCGTAAATTGAAGAAGCGGAAAAATTCTCGGGCGGGTCCGACTCAATTGCCTCAGTATTGGGTGGATGTGGATCCTCGGTCCTCGGGCTCTCGGAGTTGTCCTTATTTGAATGGTGAACACAGCAAAGGCACCATTTATTTCCTTCTCCGCCCCCCCACATCCAAAAAGGACGTGGAGAATTTACATGGGAAAATCCTCTACTTTTGCTGGTCCAATGGATGTGACGGCGCGTCGTGTGCAATGAACCTTCGCAAAAAAGGACACTTGCCCAAACAATTAGTCCTTCGTATTTGGGATCCCACCAGTTTTGTGACGCAAGTGGGACGACTGGGGAATTTGGCACCCACACTTGCAGCCATCAGCCGCCGAGAAGTGGCCAGCCAAGTCACTCGCGCAGGAGACATACAACGACTTGTGAAACAAGGAGAGAATGCCCGTCTCAATCAATTGTTTTCCACATCCCCTGAAACAACACCCGCAGTCTCGTCCTCTTCATCAGCCTCTTCATCGGCTTCCTCGTCGTCCTCTTCATCGGCTTCCGCCTCGTCCTCTTCATTGGCTTCCGCCTCGTCCTCTTCATCGGCTTCCGCCTCGTCCTCTTCATCGGCTTCCGCGTCGTCCTCTTCATCGGCTTCCGCGTCGTCCTCCTCTTCATTGGCCTCGGCCTCGTCCTCCTCTTCATCGGCTTCCGCGTCGTCCTCCAGATCGCTTACAGGTACTGCGGGACTGTATCACGCCATGAATGGCGATTTACTGGTATCCTGCCATGCACTGTTGTACAAGCGGAATGCAAAAATATGCAAACCAAGCAAACCCTTTTCCGCCATTTTTACATCCATGAATCAATAACATAAATCCAGTTTTTGTCCGTCACTACTAATAAAAAAGATCCAATGGAAGCTCGTTTCGGAAAGGCACGTTCCTTGAATTCCTCTCACGAATCCAGTCCGTCTGCGCGTTCCAAATCCACTCACGCGCCACACTCAACTTCCTCGAACTTTTTCCAACGGCAATGGCAACTATGCCGAGACACTGCGAGGACACCCGGGTCAAAATACAATGTAATCGTGTCCTCCATTTTGGGATTTATTGCGTCCTTTGTGATTCTAGTGATCTTTCGACCATTGTTTATTATGCGGAAAATTGAACCAGAATTGTCGACAGAAAGCGAGTATTTGACGGGCCCCCCGCATGCTATGTCCATGAGCCCGAACGAGCCAGTCTACGTCTTGTCGTTTAGTGCAATTGCATTGTGGAGTGCAGTCGCTGCATGTGCGATTGCGTTATTGACTTACTTTACGAATCGAAAGACCGACACTTAAAAAATACAAGCATATAAGAAACAATTCATTCCCAAATGGCGTCACATCAATTAATGTCTGAACACCTTGTTAAACTCACTCAAACAATCCGCACGCTCGGTATGGGTGCATCCGACGAATTCAAGACCAATTTACAGACATTATGGGATATTATTGCGTTCCTGAATGAACGCGCGGACAATGGCATCACCACACCAACCAAAAATCTGAGCGAACTGATTGCAAAATTTGATCTCGATGAAACCATGGAGATTGAACCATTTATAAATCTGTTCAAGAACTCCTTGCTCCATACGGACGGATTAACCGATGCATGGCAACACGAAATGGACAAGGTACCAGATTTGGAGACACAGTGAATTGAGTTTCAAATTAAATGTTTCTTTTTTGGGCGCAGGTTGTGTGCAATGTACTGTTTATCCATTTGTTCGATGGGGCGTCGAACTACAGCCAAAAAAGTTGGGTACGATGCGCGTGTCATTGCTTTTCAAATTATTCGCAGGGATGCGTGCAACCAACTTCAGACACTTTGTACTCACCACAACTTACAAGGAGTAGATGCGTTGACCATTTCCGCGTGTGAACAAACGATTTATCACTATACAACCCATAAAATACCAATCGATCGGGTGTACCAAAGCGTGTATTGCCTTCGGTATTATAAACTCTTTGTGTATGTACTCCTTGGACTCCCCTCAATATTGCTCTCCGTTATACTGACATCCACTGAAATGGAACGAACCAAATTATTTGCACAGATCCGCCAGACAGTGCAAACGGGCGAAACACAATGGATGGAAGAGGAAGTCGCTTTGCGTATGAAGGACACAATCCCCGTCCCAGTAGAGTTAGCGCCCAGTCAGTCGTCCTATGAGATTGCCTGTCAGGAAATGGATCGCCAATGTGGAGATGGAACCGACGACATCTTCACACCTCCATGTCGCAAATGTAGAACCAACCGCAATGTTAAAATTGACACCGCACAAACGCGTGGCGCGGATGAAGGAATGACTGTCAAGTATGAATGTAAAAAGTGCAACCACAAATGGCGTGAAGCCAATTAACTAATTAAACATTTCTGAATCTGCGCCCACAATGCATCAATCTCGAATTCATACAGTGACATTGCCGCCTCTCCATCTTTCACAACATTCAAACATGGAAATTTATGGCGAAGTGGATCCACATCAATTTGAACGATTGCGATGGGCATGTTTTGAGCGCGGCATTTTGCAAACAAAGGTGCTTTCAGTAATTGACACACCCGGTCTGCCTTGTTGTCGAAAAAGACCAACATGGTTGAAAACTGAGTCATAATTTGGGACAGATGTGCTTTGTCCTGCACCATAATCAGTTGCGTTGCCATAAAGAAAAAAGTAGGTTGTTTGGTGCCGTTTTTGACAGATTTATAGATAAACACTCTTTGGAAACTTTGAACGGAACGCATCCTTCCTCACCGCACTTGATCGTTACTGTACGTGCTATTCCCTCGAATGGATCCCCCTGCGCGAAATAGTTGGATGCCGGATGATGCATCCGACAAATGCTTGGTGTGTGGCGCCGACTTTGGATACCTAAGTACTTGGAAACACCATTGCAGGATCTGTGGTCGACTTGTGTGCAATCAGTGTTTGACCTCCAAGACACAATCGATGGTCTACTATGTTGGTCCAAAACAATCTGTTTGCAGTTATGTGCCCCCACTATCACCTTTTGCAGTCCTCAACCACCCAAGTGTCAGTGAAACACGCGCCCAATTGTCGAATTGGCTCCCCACAACCCTTGTGACCCATACACATTTAAACCCCGCCGCACCCAAGACATGCGAGCCCTGCGCAGTCCAACTTGCACGCGAGAAACAGGCGTGGGTGGGTGCACGCGCCATCTGTACTGCACTACCCTATCTGAGTGCCTACCGTCAAAAGATTATTCTAACCGGGGCACTTTGCCTGCACGCAACGACGACGGCACCGACGGCCCTGGCGATCGTGGGTCGATGGGTGCATTCATTGGCCACCTTTCACTTCTACCACTCCGATATTCGCACACTCTGTGCCTTTCAATTCATGCGCCGGTTGATGAATGTTGTGTACATCTTATGGCATGACCACATTGTGACCGCACCTGGATCAGTGTATAGCCCTACACAAACGCACAGCATCATTACACTACTACTCAATCTGGCGAATTCCAACGCCATTCCGACTATGAACATGTCGTGTTTGAAACTACTCCTTCAAAATCCCATCAATGCAATTCATCTACTCATCGGACACCAACTCTTGCATTACGTCACGCGCGTGCATAGCCGAGTGATTACAGAGTGTTGGCAGCGGTTGTTTGATGAAACCTCGTCCCTCGCACTGTTTATCCACAATCGGTTGTGCTGCGAGGCACTGTGTACAAGTAAACAAACCAATCTTCCTGGAGAGAAACCTTTAAGTGGTATGTTTCGAATGTTTTTTCAATTCCTCAAAGAGACATTGGCGGATCGCACCATGCGTCATGCGTCGACTTCCCAGCCGACATATGTGCAAATTGTGTGTGCCATGCTGCACAATACAGTCTTCTGCCAACCGCGACTGGCGCAAGGGTGCGCGCACGTTCTCCACGTGGACATTGAATTGATTGAAGCCTATTATTCCAAATGTTTCACACGGCTGCGGGCATTGACTCAGGCACACTCCAAATCGACAACGCGCGCGATTGGAAAAGATCCCTTGATTGACTACAAACATCAAGTCAGTATTCTTCGGTGTGTTGCCACGTGCGATCCGGATGCGCCAATTTTGAGTTACAGAGGAGACCATGTAGTGCCGCTGGGCACTGTATTGATTGCACCGGTCTACCACTTTACGTATACGTATGGCATTCAGCATTTAGTGCGCCTGTTCTTTCGCCTCGACAGCGCTTCCGATGTGCCCGATCCATGTAGAACACAGGCGCGGGCACTCTGTTCAAGTTTACACCTGTTCTTTGGAGACCGCAGCCGCCGTGAGACAATTGGATATATCCAGCGGGATATTTTGAACTTTGGGACTCTGAATCTAATGGATCAGTCGCAAGATACATGGACACCTTCCGTTATGACATACATGATTCTGTATTTCATCCTCCAACTTGAACCAATGATGGAATCAGACAACGAGGTCGCCGCAGATCTGCCACTTGTGTGCACAATGGCGGACGACGCGTCGCCTCACACACGCACTTTGGTTATGCCGTACACCTTGCATGCATGCCACGCGGTACGGGAATTTATGTGTATTAAGCCACTCACCGATTCTGTGCTGGATGAAGTGCAACGAATCTGCGACATCTTTGTCCGTGAATACGTTCCCGAACTGTGGCTGGCGTTTTTACCCATTGCTCAATCCACGACAAATGGGGAACACAAATTGCGCACATACTTCCAACAACTCGACGCAACCTCCAATCACGATACCTTTCGAAGCAAATTCTTGACATTGCTCATGTAACTGGATTACTGGCTACAGTACCGATCATTGCGCAGGCAATGCGTCTATTGAACACCCCTCTGCACAACAAGTTGCATCCAGTACATCCTTCCACGTTGTACCCAATGGAAAGGTCAATGGAACATACACACGTATGCCCTGTATAAATAATTGCCTAAACGCCTCATAAAATGGATGGTGTCGTGAAATATCCTCCATACGAATGGATCGCGCCGCTATCGGGATGGGCGGAAATGCCGCAATAGGTCCTTGACAGACCGGCATGGGTGTTACAAGATCCAAATCAGGGTCAGTCAGAATTCCACTCGCGAGTGGAACCGGTGCATTGAGGAGCTCGCGTTCCATTGTATTACAACGTAGTGGGGAGTGAGTGAGTGTGGGGAACGTGGCGGAGATTTCGGGGTGGTATGTCATGGTGCTCCTACAGTGCAATTAGATTGATGACTTCGCAGAGCCGATCTTTGGGGTGGGTGGAGGGACAATAAATCTCACCCTTTTTTGGAGTTGGAGCATGGATCGGTATACGCGGCTATGAGTGAATGCCAGTCCTACGACGAAATTAACCAGCATGATATTGACGAAATGATGATTTGTAAATTAGATGCCATGGTTGTCGTTGAGTAAATCGGTGTATACAGATGCGATATTGTGTGCGGAATAATATTTGAAACACCCTCTTGAAAACAACCAATGAAAACATCATGAATTCTGTGTTGTCGTGCACACTTGCACACTGGTTGGTCAATTACAATGCGCACGCGGCCGAGTACGTGGCAGAATTCCTTGGACATAGGCCGTCATGCATCAAGACATACAAATCCATTACGCTGCTCACTCCAACGGGTGCATTTATTCGGTGTGTCCAAGTTTGGCTACAAAGTCGAGTTGTGGATATTGCGGCCACAGATGAACTTGTGTACCTCCAGAATCAATTGAAGTGTTCTCTGGGATCAACTTGTTCTTTGTGGTCACTTGTGGAAGACGGCGATTCATTGATAGTTTTGAAGCAGTTATTCCAATGGAGTCCGACTCAAGTGTTGCACTGCGGTTATGTGGTGAATTCCGTGTGTTGGCATCCATCCAAAAACCAATTGGTTAGTGCATCCAATGACACTGTTCAACTTTGGGACCTTGACGTAGTCCCGACCGCTCCCGCAGTAATAGACGACTGTGGAACCACCGTTGCGTATTGTGTGAGTTTCAATCCATCCGGGCAGTACCTCGCGTGCTGTGATGGCACTGGCGCCATTCGAATTTGGACCATATCGAATCCACTACACGTACACGTACTCGCGGGTCATTCAACGTCTGTGAATTCGATTAGTTGGCATCCCAGTCGCAATTGGCTTCTCAGTGGGTCAAATGACCAAACAATTCGAATATGGGATATTGATTTGCTTCAATGCATTCATATTGGTACCGGTCACACAGGTTCTATAATGTCTGTTCATTGGCACCCAAATGGTACTCGATTCGTGAGCGGATCGGATGACGGTACGATTCGAATTTGGAATACGACAGGCACCTGTCTCGCCATGTTGATCATATCAGGTGATATCATCAGTTCGGTGCGCTGGCATCCATCCGGAAAATGGATCGCGAGTGCACAATTCAACGGTATAATTGAAATTTGGGACACTGCTTCATCCAAGCGCATCCACGTTAAACATGACCCGACTGAACGTGTGCAGTGTGTGAGGTGGCACCCGTCAGGGAAGTATCTCGCGGGTGGATCAGCCAATGGTACAATTCGAATTTGGTGTGCTACAAAATGGGTCCTTCGTGCATCTTTCCAAAGTGAGAGCACTTCTCTTCTCTTCGCGATCGAGTGGCATCCTAGTGGAAATCGCATTGCAAGTGCATCAAGAAACAAGACTGTATGTATTTGGAACTAATTTACGTCTTGACTGTACGTGCGCGATAGCGGAGAGCGTTATATAATTTTTGATCCTGCATTTTGAAATGGTAGGGCCGAGTCGGCCGTCGAAACACAAAAATCAAATTCAAGAAGAATTTCCACGCAGGATCCCGCAGCAAAATGTACGATTCGCGTAGATGTTTTGTAATCAGTGCATCATTGCGAGCCATAAAGGTCTTGAGGTCACCCAACATGGTAGTCTTGGCGAAATCACGACATTGCGAGAAATCAAACAGCCATGTGAACGTGTGAGTGGAATGGTAGTGTTTTACAAAATAGTCCAACGTTTCTTGAAGTTTTTGCAATTTCAATCGTGTCTCGGGTAAATCGACTATTCCAATCGCCGTCATCACAATCCAAATGTTGGAGGGATCTTCTGGAATTGTTTTCCATTCAAGGTACACACTCATTGTCCACCAGGTTTGAACTATCCAGTAGAAAAAGAACACTCACTCCTAGTTTGTTCTTTTTTAACGTATGTATAGTGTTTTTAAGATGTCGCGAGATGTGGTGGAGGTGGTGGATGTGGGGGTGTGCGGATGTTGACAGGACTGGGGGGGCTTTCTTCCGACGGATGGACTGCTTCCCTTGCATTGGAATACAGAGGCATGGCGGACTGCCCAATTACCATGATTTGTTTCTTGCGGTATGACGCAACATGAGTGTCATATAAGATCAGAAAGAAGGCGACCCCGACCAGAAGAATCACTGAGAAGTACAGCGATAAATCCAACCAAATAGGCACATTCAACTCGGACGTGGTGGGTGTTGCGCCTCCTCCTCCTCCTCCTCCTCCTCCTCCGCTCGTACCACTACGACCGCGTGCTGCACCCCCCTGAAACGTGGCTGCCCGAAGGAGTGGTTGAAGTGCATAGGGTCGGTATTCTGGTAAATGGGAAGCCATTGATTGGCGAACCTGCGTTAAAGGGTGAGAGTAGTCCATCGGGCTTTGTTTTTCCTTCACCGTTATAAAAAATGTCTGGAAGACCCAAAACTGGCCAACGCCCCCAGTGTGCAACCAGTGGACCATGCCTTGCCACTCGAATTCGGGCCTCCACGAACACCACGCGCGATACGCAATGTCGCAATTGCGCGACGACACCGTATTCACTGGATGCGTATACTGCCACTGTGCGCGTACACTCTGAAAAAGATCTAGACCCTTCCTTACATGCCTTGTGGCGCGTACTCACACAACACCCCACATTGAATCCGTTTCGCACACTGCGCGCGTGGTTTTTGTACTGTTATACACAAGCCCGGGTGCACGGTCAGATTCAGCTCGAGGCACTTCCCGCAGTCTCGATCTCGACCAATATTCGCACCGACCGCATTGTGTGCGAGTTATATAATGTCGCGCTGAACATTGACGATACGTTTCATCACCGGCAATATTGTGTGGACGATTTTATTTATTGTAAACGACACTCCTTTGCACCCACTTACATGCGAATCAAACACTTGCTTCAGTCCCACCACTATCAAGCAGCGGTCGACTTGATTCAGAAGTATGAAGTGCGAGTCGGTAAACGAGTACCAAATGCGCGCCAGTACTACAATGAACAAAGTCGGCGTCCTTCTTGATTGTATGAAAGGACCGCTATCTAATTGGGCGGAAATTCCACTTGCGACACCTCTTTGGACACCAAAGTCAATCCAATGGTTGCAGGACGCACGATTAAGGGGGTACTCTGGCCCAGTTTCAATACACAGCGCTTCATACTTGGATGCAACTCCTGCAACAAAACGGTTGCTTCAGGGTGTGTACCCAATTGATACACAAGTTGGGAGACAACACCCGGCCCGCGTAAAAAGGCAATATGCACAATAAAGTGCTGTGCATTGGGGCATTTGTCGGTAATGTAGGGATCCGTCCATGGAATGACATCATACACATGATTGGTATGCCGGAGATGAACAAACCGAATCGACGCTGCCCGGGGTACCGCCAGGTGGAAATAACATTCATCCGCGCACGCAGTGGCCCGTGCACGCATCCGCCGGGGATTCGTACAGGGTCCCTCGGGCTGCGCACGCAGGAGAATATGATAGCGGCTGTCCCAAAATTTGGCCCGAACTGGATGCGTGTGGAGCAGCGGTGACTGGATGAGTTGCACTAAGGATCGCACGCAATTGTCTGCATAGACTGTCTGTGTGCGGATGTCTTGCATAAATTGGCACGCCCGGATCACTGGTGGGTAAAACCGGTAGGCAGTGCCTTCCACGCGCACATAGACAACTTGGCAATATTCCACACGCGTTTCGAGACATCGATACAATTTTTGAAGAGTGGGTTGAAGCGGTTCCGACTGGGTGGCCTCCGCCACATGCAATTGATCCAATAAGGTTTGTGCTCGCAGAACCGTGTGAGTCGCGCGGTGCACTGTGATCCACACAAGGTATCCATAAATCCAAATGGCATGGGCCCAGGTTGTTGCAAGGCGCTCCGTTCGCCCCGTATGGTCCACGCGGCAATCCTTAATAAAGTCGTACAAAAATAAAAGCCATTCCCGGAATTCCGGTGGAACTGTATACTCGGCCCACTTTGTACTGGATGCGACATTTGTTCCTCGTGCAACCACGGGGATGGAAATGGCCCGTTCCGTCCACAATATAAATTGACCGCGCGTCATGGACCGAGTTGGATCCTTCATGCGAACCATCCACTCCATGGCGCCGTCTGGAAGTTCTGCGCGGGACGCGGTTGACTGGGCTTTTAATTTGATGCGCGCCTCCGCCATATCCGAATAATGCGAGAAATACGCACGCTGCCCCACTTGTCCGCATGTTGTGCACACTGTCCCTTGGGAGGATTCCACAAACGGGCCATGCGCCTTGTCTTGTACACAAAGTCCGGCCACTTTCTCCACACACGCTTGCTGCATGTGGACAAGTTGGGCTTGGTGTGCTCTCTTGATTGTGTCAGAGACTTCACTGGAATCGACCCCAAACCGAATCGTCTCTGGAAACAGCGTATTGTCTCGCATCACGCGATTGACTTCTCGCAGCAAAATCATATACCGTTCGCGATGAAGGGCTGCCCGAGTCTTTACATATTCTGTAATATAAAATTTGGCTGCGGCTAAATACGGGGCCAGGTGGGCGATGTAGGGGGGGAGCGGGTGCAAATGGCCAGTGTTCCACAAACCTTTCAAATGCCCAAACGCGATCCATCCCATAAACACCGGATTGTGTGGGAATTTGAACCACTCATTGTGCGCGAGAACAGACAAAAAAGGCCCTGGTAACCCGACTTGTGCCACTCGAAAGTACGTCTGCACAAATTTACGGATAGACGCCTCGTGGGTCAAAGGTGGGACTTTGGACCTTGAGGGGGCCTTTTTTGCTGGCTTTTGTGGATCGCGGCGGGTTTCAGCCATGTGTGTACTCATCGCATTTTTATAACAATTTTCCAAACAAACGATACAAAAATCTGGAACTATCACAAACTGTGTGAAATATAAGGCATGTGCGATTCGGTTCACCTCAGTGGTGTGGGGTTGTCGTCGGTACTGGATCGTGAGTCCATTATGGACACACTCAAAGAGAATACTTCAATACACGAGGTACTTCAACTGCTCGCCCAATGGGTCACGCAAGAATTCTATTTAGATTGTCCAGAGCGCCTTTTCAATACCGCGACGGATTTCGTCGATGTCACAAGTTACAATAATCCCGCCCACAACTTGACTGCGTCCGACTTTGTGCAGGCGTTCTTACTTGATTTGGACTCCACCAATGACAATGTCCAAGAGATACTCTCCAATTTTCAAACATACGCACCCTATTTTCAATTCCCATTACTCACGGCGGTGGATATAGACAGCGGTACCGCAACCCTTGCACTACGACTTCAGACACCTGCGTGGGACACAACCATGGAAGATCAAGTCCAAAATTGGTTGGACAACTTTTATGGAGACAAACAGTGGGGTGCATATTCGCAAAGTTTAGACGGAGAGGTTATTCAACTTACCAATCCACTGTACATTGAAAATACACTCACACAGAACCATCAATGGGATATTGTGTGGCCCGGAGAGAGTGTGCCACTCTTTACGGGCTTCACAATCGAGGTGAAACTCAGTTTTCTCATGTCCTTGTACCAACTGATTGTGGAATCCACCAAACAGGGCGACTTTCTGACAACCTCGCTGCTCGCCACACTCACTCCGGACGAATTTACGCAAATACGAGTGGACGAGTCGGTTCCCTTCCCAGCTCAAGGACGCACATCCAAAAACGACTTTTGTGCCAGTGCAGAGGATTGCGCGTGCACCTATTTCGTCGTCTTTCGCAGTCTGCGCACCTCGAGCGAAATGCCGCTCACCACACCTGCACACGACTTGTATATCAACCGATTTTTAGAACCTTTTTGTTTGTGCTTTGTGAGTCGAGCCGTCACACTGGATGCAGATCCCGTCCTCAATCCCTTTGGACTGTGCTTTGACCAAAATTGTTTGAGCAGCGAAAACACAGTTGGGGACCTTGGTATCAATTGTACCGACCAATGCGAGGAAGCAGCCGACACTCTATCGGGCGTCAATTGGCAAAATAATTTTGTCAACCCAGGCGCTGTAAATGGCGATCTGGTTGAACAAACATGTAATGTCCCAGTCAGTGCCATTTCCTCCTCGAATGATCGCTGGCGGCCAGTCCCGCTGTTACTCGCCAGTGCAGTGTGCTTGTTCCTTGCGGTGCCACTCTATATTGGAATTCAGGCATGGCTTCAACGCGCGTATCGGTTTTCGATCTGGCATGTTGTCTTTGGTCTTGTGTCGTGGGGGATCGGCGCAACTGGTGTGTATGCATTGAGTGGCCAGTATACCTGCACAGGTGGTTCGTCGGAACTGGATACACAAGCACATTGCGTGGATCGATTGATGGGGATCATTCCATTGAGTCGCGAATGTTGTGATATGGCGAATCCGGTGTTTTGTCAATGCAACCCAAATTCCTGGAGTCAACAGGTGTGTCGGAGTGCAGTGGTGACCACATTTTGTAAATGTCAAAGCAATGGATTGTGCACCCCCACGAGTGGGGGAACTGACGTGATTGCCTCAGAGCCTACTTTGGCCAACGTGTTCAATTATCAAATTTGCCTCCTTTGTATTTCCGTCTTTGTCCTTGTCGCGCCAGCATTGACGTTGGGCATTCAACCGGCACTGACTGCCCATTACAGCACATCTGCTACGTTTGTGTCGACGTGGATTCCGTCCGTATGGATTCATGGATTACTGATTATAGGGTTGTTTGTGTGGATTGTGGCCTTTCCAATCACTTTGACTTATGTATATTCACCGGAACGTACCTTTCAAGTCGACACGCAGGTTCAAAATAAGGTGTGTTCGACGGATTCAACCTGAATGCGATTGGATGGGGGTTTGCCAAAAAAATCATGTGAGTGAGTGAGTGAATGGCCTTTATTCAGCATTGGCAAGTTTCGCCTCGAGCGTTTCAATTCGTGCGACAAGGGCCTGGAATGCCGCAATTGTGTACCCATGATACCCCGACCAATTCATACTTAACTTGTTTTCAATATCCCCATCTGCATCTGTGTGAACAAGTTCAGGAACAATTTCCTGGGCTTCTTGGGCAATGACACCTGCACTTGGCTGTCCGTTCTTTTTCCATACAAAGTGCACTCCCCGGGATTTGCACATCACCGCCAACCCTTCTTCGGGCGTAATCGTGGTAATGTCGTCCTTCATGCGGGCATCGGAAGTCGACGTAACAATTGTCGATTCCAGTTTTCCGGTTTCTGTCGTGAATTTAAAAGCGGCATTTTCAGATAAAAGGCCATTCGTTCCGAAAAACGGAACCAATGTGGAGGTCATTGAATCCGCCGTGAGTGTTGCTGCCCGCAAGTTAAACGGGCCAATGTCCGTGTCGGCTCCCACTCCTTGCACAATGGCAAGCTTTTGAGCCGTGGAAGTTGTTAATGTGCCTGCGGTGGTATCCAAAGTTACCCCTGCACCAACAGTGACATTAACACCATCAATAGTGCCTCCGTTAATATCCGCAGTTGTCACGGATCCCAAATCGGAAACGGTACTACCGGTGAACGAATATGTACCCGCTGCAAATGTACCCCCTGCAATCTTACTTGCCACAATGCCTGCCGCAGCGGCCACACTGGCATTCACCACTGCGTCCGCGGCCAATTTATCTGCGGTCACTGCGTCATTTGCTAAATGTGCAGGGTCAATGGCACCAGTTGCAATGTGCTGACTATCCACAACTGCATTCGCAATTTTGGGCGCTGTGACTGCACCTGTAGCAAGTTGGGCTGTACCCACACCCCCTGCGGAAATTTCAATATCATTTGCATTGGCGGTCAGTCCTACGCCAGCGATCACATTCAGAGTGCTTCCTGACGAAGTGCATCCTGTACCAGCCGTGTCAAATCCACCCCCAGAACTGGTAAATTGAATGAACGTTAGATTATCTGTGCCCACCACATCAGACCCATCATCATTGGTGCATGTGAACCCTTTGTCTGCATTCACTGTACCTTCGCTAACCATTACAGATGCATTGGCCGCAGTTACCGCATCATCAAGTTCCGATACACGACTTGGCGGGCCGCTTGCATTCACCGTGTAGACACCATTTTCAGATGCAGTCGCCTGGTCTTTAATTAGAATGCGGTCCCCCGTCGCAAGAGTGACACCGTCAACCACGTCAGCATTCTCAAAATCGGATGCCAATGTCGATGCACCTGTGGTTGCCGCCACCACAGGCTCCAACCACATGACACCATTCACTTTACTGTTCACATAAGCCTGGGTCGCAACCGCAACACCACCCACTTGTAACGCGCCTGTCGTATTAATTGTACCAGTCGAGGTAATATCATTGACCGCCGCAAGATTTACAACCGCCCCCGATTCCGCAGTGGTGAATGTAAGTACTCCCTCGTTCGCCGAGGCGGACGCAGTGATAGTCACCACAGAATTGGTGCCATCACTAAATTCGATGGCCGTGGATGAAACATTACAAAGTGACATGGTTGTGTTTGAAACTTGAAAGAAAGTGAAGTTTTAATTGGCCATATATTTTAGTGGTGTTAGATTTTTCAACCCACTAAATTGTGATACCCGTTTTTGACGGTACAGCAAATAGTTATTGCACAGATGCCATCCGCACAATGTCATTCCGATACACCGTCAGCAACTCCTTCGAACGTCCTTCTAAACGGTCCGGCAAGTCTTTCAAATCCAACTTGGTCAACGGCCATGCGCGGCGGCCATTAAAATGCCCATTTGGACTGTATCCAAGCAAGGTTATCGTGGACCCTGGACTCAATTTGATCAAGGCCACTGGCCCATCGCGCAGCCGCAACCACTGAGGCTTTGTCGCCATATAAAGCGCATTGGATTGGACCGCCCGTTTTAGAACTTGCTGAATTGCACTCTCCGTTCCGATCTGGGTTGCATCGACTTCCGCGGCCGGAAGCGAGAAGAATTGTTCGTGTAGTGTGTGTCGTTCATTAAGCAAAATTTGGGGAACGCCTAAGATGTCATAGAGGACAATCACATACAGAAGCGCAAGCGATTTTGGCGGGGCCACCGTCATTGGGGGACCAAGCAGTGGCGCTTCGGCGATTTCATGGGGTAACTGTATTGCTGGCAGGTACAGTGGCGTTTCGGGCGTATGCGCCGGAATCAAGGGATCTTCACTTTCCGCGATTCGCTGACGCGCCATCTGTTGTTCTTGGTCCACGTGCCATTGTTTTTGTTGCCAGGCAGGATATCCGGGCGCGTCTGTGACATTTAAACTGAAATACGCGCGGCCTGGTATAGGGTCCGTCGACACAAAGACGCGACTGGGCAGTTGCTCCCGCACACGATTCACAAAGTCCCATAATTCATTCCACATATAAGTAGACGCCCGGGCAGCATATTCACGAATCGACGCGTACGCCGTTGTGGGTACAATTTGGGGTGGTGTTTCGTCAGCCAGATACACAAACAACTCCCCTCGACCTTGGGCGGCACGAAATTCGGCATTGTGTTGAAACGCCCGAGCATCCACTGTTGCGGGTAATTTGTACGGCGCTTTCTGCACACGCATGCGGGTACCCGATGCGTCCTGTTCCTCCAAATACACTTGACCTGCGTGGACCGCCAAAATGTCACGCGGTTCCAAATCTCCGGTTGTGGCAAGTGAGGCTAGACGATCGCGTTGGATCGTCAACTTTCCATTGTATGGAAGAATTTCCCATTGGTCTGGCATGGGGCCCATGTTGCGCAGGTGACCGACTAACGTATCGTATTGCAATTGCTGTAGTTCGAGCCACTGCGAGGGTAGTTTGTCGATTTTGGCGACAATTTCAGTCGCACGCTGCGACACGCGAAGATGTTTCACATGTGGTTGAAAGAAGGCGGTGAGGATGTGCCGCACGCGGCTCAAGACACCCTGGACATAGGTTGTGGTGGATTTATACTGTGCATAATCCAAGACGGCATTGTCGGCAAGCGTCCGAATGCTTGGGAAATACAGTTGGATATACAGGGTGACGAGTGTTGGCTTGGCCTTTGTGTGAGTAGTAGACGCCGTCGCCGTCGCCGCCGCCGCCTCGGGGATGATGGAGTCGTCGATGTACTCGGTTAAATCATGGGGTGTTTGTTGAATGTGGTGGACGTTTGGGAGTGCAGTGGCGGGGGCGGGGGCGGTGGCGGGTGTCGTAGTCGATGGATCAGGGGTACCGGGTTGTCGGTAGGCGTCCGCCGAGATGTGTTGAATGGTGTCGTCCAATCCAAATGCGCGTGCCACTGCACGTAAGTTCAAATTCAATACTCGGGTCTCAAATGCATAGTTGGGGTAGTAAATGAACAGGGCCCCCTTTTCGACTGGTAGATTGACAAACGCAATTGCTTGGACTTGTGTAAATTGTGGTACAACTTTGTGGAGGGCGCTCCATCGGCTGGTTGCCTGGTCCGTGATTTGATAGGCTTGGCGGTCGTCGTCGACAGTGTACGGAAGATACATTGCGAGTCCAGGATTGAAGTGAAACTCGATGTGGGCATTCATCAGAAACTCGAGCGCAAGTTCCTTGGTGTAATTGGCATGCGTTGTGATACGAATACTTGGGTCCATCATGGATCCAGTGGAGGATGCCTCGACAAGCGCCTCCTTGGAAGGCAATGCCAAATTTTGGACCAACGCTTCCAGTGTTGCCGTTTCTCCATGTGACAATGGAGTCGGAATCGCAATCGAATTGGATGAGGGGCCCGTTTCCTCATCTGCCTTGACATTGTCTGTGGATGGACCCGCGACACACCACCCCACATACTCGGATTCGTCCGAGTGCGTGCGGGCAGATGGTGGAACCAGATTTTGCAACCATGGTTTGTCAATCGCCGGATCGGCCACCATATCCTTCAATTGCTTCATTTGGGCATCATACGTGGTGTATAATTGATGAAGATGAATCTCGTCGTGTGTCAGGACAGGTTTCTCGGGACGGTGCTTGCTCCACAATGCCGCATATTTTTTGGGGTCCGTCAACCCATCAATTGTCCGGTGGGGATTTAAGGTGGCGACCATGAGATTGATTTGAACTGTCTGTTCCTCCGCAGGCAAACCCGAGTAAACACACGATCGCATCGTGCGGCCCACTTGTTGAAGATACTGGGCCACATTCGGCGGGATATTCACGAGAATGAGATTGCGCACAGCATTGTAGTCCACGCCAGTACCGTACCGTTCGGCATTCACACACAGGACACTCATCTTCTCCCCACGCAGATTGTTTGGTGCATTGTACCATTGCCTTAAATATTCTTGCTTCTTCACCTTGGCGGGGTCCGACAGCCGGTACATGAATCCCATGCGCGGGGCATCGGTGGTGGGTGCATTGGAGGGGGATCCTTCCACGACTGTATACTCTGCCATGGCACGCACATACTCTTCAAAACTACGTGTCGCGCCGCCAAACAAAATCAATGTCTTCTGTGTGGGATTTTGACGCAGGAGTTTGTACAAACAATGCAACTTGTTGGCGTTGGCGGCAAAGGCTGGGAAATCCTTGGCGCGCACCGCCTGCCCTAGAAGGTTTTGTTTGTATCGCCTGGCTGAGGTGTTTTGATATATACTATTTAAAAACGTCTGAAGGGTGCGTAGATCCGCGGTGCGGAGGGTGGTATCTGTGTTGTGTGTTTTCACCCGTTCGATGTATTTCTGGGCATTGGGTCCATAGAGTGGACTGAAGATGATCCGCCCAAGAACGGGCACTGTGGGATTGAGTCGCTGAAAGAGTTGGGGGATTGTCTTGGGGAAGAGGGGATGGACAAGTTCATTGAAATAACTGATAAACCCTTCACTGTTCTTGGTCGCGGCGCCGGGCCCTTTAATCAAAGTCAGAATCGCGTCTGGTTTTTGATCGACGCCTGGATCCGAGAGTACAGGTGTCGCGGTCAAGCCAATCACACGTCCTCCCTGCGCGTACTGAAGCATCAGCTGCAACATGCGCCGACTCGCCACTTTGTCACGATCAGTGGTGAACAAGGTGTGGATCTCGTCAATGACAATAATTTTATCATCAAAGGGGTTCTTCATGCGGTTGGTGGTTTTCCAGTCACTGGCACCGTCTTGATGGTATCGGTATTCTGGCTTGAACATGTATTGCGTTTTCCAATTCGCTGTGGGGATCACACATGCTTTGCGTGCCTTGAGTTCGGCTTCAAACACATCTAAATCATGCCGCACTTGAAACATTTTACTAATATCGGAAAAGGTCTCGCATCGCAAGGGACTACCCGGTGACCACACTTGTTCCCCAAAAGGCGAGGGAACGTCCACTGTCTCAGATTCGGCCTCTGCGGCCGCTCGGACCTTGGCTTTGAGGTAGGTTCCATACTTGGTGAGTTTGTACTGGGGATACGCAGTGTGTTTGAACGCCAGCAAGTCTGCAACATCCCCCATTTTCACCGAATTGCCCAAGACATTGTGTGCAAATTGACTCAATTGTGTTTTACTTGTAAGTAGATCACTGTAAAAGTTGCGTCGAATGGCGGGCGTCGGGACCAAAATGAGCTTGGGCATGTCATCGGCATGACGATCCCCCAGCAACGTCTGCATAATCTGAGTCTTTCCCGACCCCGTGCGATGCGCCACCAGCAAATTGGAGATGGCGGGGCAAAGTGGACCTGCGAGAAAAATGGCCAGTGCCTGCGACCGATACAGTTTTCGAGTCCCCCCTGTGGAACATTCAAAGGGCAAGGTGCCGATTCGAGCCAGCGACGTTTGATAAGTTTGTTGAAACCATGTGTTAAATCCAGGCGTGCCTGGGCGGCGAGCAATGAGTGCAGGGTTGGTCGCGCGCACTGGTTTGCTGCGACGGAGTCCCGTTTTCGGATCCCATCGTGTTGTGCCTACATAGATTTTCAATTTCGGAAACAGAGTGGCCCACCGTGTACAGCGATCGTTTGTACACGCCGAGGTATAGAGCCGGTGAATGTGGAACCGCTGTACATAGAATGCCACCGAGTGGGTCACAGGTACGTGAAGTACGGGATGCGCAAGCCGTGTTTCGACAGTTGTGGAATAGGTTGCATTTGGAGAGACAATATACACCACGTCGCGACGCCCAATCGAATTCAGAATTTGGGTCGTTTGCGCGGGCGTGAGCCCATCCAGAAGAATGCGGCGGGGGGTCGTCGATCGTGGGATCGCAAAGGTGCGCACGCGGGGAGGGGGGGTCATCGTGGCGGTCCATCGTGATGCCGAATCCCAGGTGGAGGGTGGAGTGGGCTGCACAGGCACCCAGTGCACCGGCTTGCCGATAATTGGATGCGGCCGTGTGGCACTTGCCAGATGATAGAGGTAGGCTATGTCTCCGGTGGGGGTGAGCAGTCGTTCGCCGAGAAAGACATCGTCCGCGGCCAATTGAATACCCGCCTGTGTATACAACCGGGCCCGTGCACTACGTTGAAGACTGTGACCAGCGACTTGACGCCCCCCTGGAAACGTGGTACTTGAACCTTTTGGAATCGTAAGAACGTGAGAGAGAGTTTGTGTGAAGAGTACCAGAAAGGAGCGTCCAGTTGACTGACCGGGTGGTTTTGCCGTGCGTTTGGCCTTTTTGAGTGGCTTGCCTCCATGAAAGACGGGCCGACTTAATTGGGCAAGGGATTGCGAAAATTGTGCCAGCGCGGTGCGATTGCCTTTGTGCTGGTCCAGCCACTGAAGCGCTTGGTGTATAAAAACGGGGCTGACGGGAGGGCGGGCTGCAAATGTCCAATAGCGAAAGGCGCGTATGTATTGACTGTACTTGTCAACGTGTTCCCCCATTTCTGTGAGATACAGACCCGGTGTGCCACCCACTCGTTTGCGGGTTTGGCGCTTCAAATATTGGAAAATAACCCGTCGAATCGCATCCGTGTGGCTGTCTGGAACAAGGACGTCTTTGTGGGGAGCATACACGATTTGCTGATTTATTGGATCCGTGGATGTCGTTTGACCCATTGGAATGTTTCTTAGATACCAGCAAAAAAAACGAAAAGTCACGGGATGGCAGGCAAACAGGAGGTCCATTCACTGAAGAAAGGACAGGTCCTGACTGAAACCACTTCGGATAAATTCATACTCGTTGGGCCCGGTTTGTTTGTAATAGGAAGGTGTTCCACGACGGGCCGCTGCATTCATTTGACACACTGGGTGCTTTTGGATGGTGGGATCCATACAATCTAATGCAGCCACTTTCACCGACTGCGCCGCATGTTCCTTCATTGCCTTGGTCACAAACCCACATCCTCGCCGACCCGCCATGAAAAAGACAGGGGTGGGTGCCTTGGGTGACTCCGCGGCCAATTGTGTTCCAATTGTGGTTGGAGCAGGTACTGTAATGGTTCCCTGTGTGGAAAACGTTACATGGGGTTGACCAAAGCGGGTGAACGTCAAGGGTGTCGGGTCCGTTCGGGATTGTAAATAGGAGGCATTCCATCCACATTGAAATTGGGTTTGGGTTTGCTTCCCTGCTTGGTACAGTGGAGTGAATTTGTTCGAGGCAGGAGCGGAGGAGGTAGTTGGTGCAACAAACGCCATTGGAGCTGGTTGTGATCCCGGTTCAAAGAAAATGTTTGGATCTTTTTTATTAGACTCTGCTAAAAAGTACTCAGCATGAATGGTCTTGTGTTGCTTACTGTAGTCACCGCTTCTATGTTGGTCTTGGCATTGCTTTCGAATCACTTTTGGCCGGTGCCCTCACTTGCACGCACCTAATGTGCAGATGCTATATTTGGCAGCGGACCGGTGTATCACTGCGACGTGATTCCTTGTACATGGAGAAGCATCCACAATCATGTCGCCTGCGGTGGTCGCGATTTCCTATCAATGGCTTCAAACCTATAATGTGCGCGCAGTGCACTTCGTTGCGGGCTTTTGTGGGGGTTCAAAGTATGTAGATCGCCCAGTGGGTACAAAATGTGTCACTTTGACAACTGTAAGTGGCACCGTTGTAACACCTTCTTGCTACGTGACTCGTATGACGCAGCCAGGGGATGTCCTGCCCCTGCAATACGTGATGGTCCACCCTACCCAGAATTTGTATGAGAGTGTGGAGGATGGCAGCGATATATTGATTCGAGTGGCGCCCCTCGTGACTGGTGTCAGTTATGAGGAGATTGATGGGCCCTGGGTACAGCACTTCCAATTGTTTCCCTCGCCATCTGGTATGTACTGGGCCCAATGTAAGGACCTGAGGTACGACATCAGGATCTTTATGTGGTCTGATGATTTGATGACGATGGAACCAACGGGCGTCACTTTAGTCGGCCACAAGCGCTTCCCGGAAGCAATTGCATGGAACCCGTTAAATACCCAACTGGCATCCGCCGCATTCGGCGGATCGATTCGAATTTGGAATTATTTGACAGGGCACTGTCTGCATACGTTCACGTCGGGTGACCATGATTTTATGCATTGGGAATCAACTCATCCATTACTACTTGTGGGCGCCAAATTGACGGGTGTTATTCAAGTATTCAACACAATTCTTGGTGTATTGGTTACAACAATTCGCACTGTGTTGCGCATGAATGATCTCCAGTGGACGCAGAATGGCACCCAATGCATTAGTTGTCACCCATTGAACGGAGGATGCGATTCGATGGTCAGTGTGTGGGACATTCAATCTGGTCAATTGGTGTGGGAGCGCCATTTCTCGAGCAACACCCGCATTGTATCCAATCTGCGGTGTTCGCCAGCATATGCAACCATTCTCCACTCTGGATACAACGAGCTTCAAGTCATCCAAGCAAACACAACTGCACCAGTGCGCTGCATTCCTTCGTTGAAACTGTATGGAGGTGCATACAAATTCGCATGTGTCGCCGTTCATCCAACTGGTCGATACTGGGCACTGATGTCTGAATTATGCGTGATCCTTATCTGGGATGTCTATCAATGGAAATGCGTCAAGTCGTTTGAGTGTATGCCCCATGTCAAACAAATGGTGTGGATACATGGTGGCGCGCAGTTGCTTGTGATCAATGATGACAATGAGATGGAGATGCATAAGTAACTGTACTTTTTTGATGGATCTGTTAGAAACAATGCCTTCTTTGTTGACCCAGCACCAAGTGCTTTCCGTGAATCGTGGGAATGTCCGCCTTGTGGAGAACGACGCCCAAACTGCGATTCAAGTTGTGCGCTTCAAACCAACACTGCCAAATGACCCAGTTCCGAATACCGCCTTTGACTCGAACCCCTTTTTTCGCGCGGCCAAGCAACAAACACGCCCATTTGCAGTCTTTCAGAGTTTGTCCAAGCGGACCATTCTTGTCTGCCCCACTCGACCCTATGCGAGTATCCGGGACTTTGCCACTCGCGCTCCTTTGAGTGAGTGGAAGGCTCTGTGGGCTGCGGTGTACCGTGTTCGCGACGCGCTCCAACGACGGTATGGAGGGCATTTTTACATTGGTACAATTGGAATTGATGTCCCACAACTCCACATCCGATTGGCACGTCGTCGGAATGTCGTGTATCGATTGTTTTGTAATTCCACGATTGCACCTGTGGACCAGGCAATTATTGTCCACCATGCCAACGATCCCAAAGGATGGTGTGGACGGTTCAAGTGTTCCATCCAACTTGCACCCTCGCGTGTACAGTCCGATGTCACCCTAGCCTTCAAGAGCCCTGCGTTTTTACGGATTAATTTAGGACCCTCCTTTGAACAATTGAGTGTGTCCATTCTTCGCCAGGGTCATAATCCCCGTATTTATTTCAACCGTCGCAATTGGACTCAAGTGCCTCCCGGATTCACAGGCACCCTGTCGCAGTATCGACGGTATGTTGTACAACACGAATTGGGTCATGCGTTGTTTCATTTGTGGAGTCACGACGAGCCGACCCATGGAGTCTGTCCTGTGATGATGCAGCAAACCAAAGGCACTGCGGCGTGTACTCCAAGTATTCGCCATCCACACATTTGGAATGCCGCGACTGATTCCAGTATTGGGCCCTGGTTGGCTGCGTTGAAGTAAACTTGTTGCGTAATTGTCTATACTTGGATGAAACACACACACACACTTATGGGAAACACTGCGTCCACCGCAACGAACTCTGCCATTCGACTCGCTCAGGCCCACCAAACAATTGCATCCCTCCAAGCCACAGTGGATGCGCAAAAAACAAAAGACACACAAACGTTGCCGAAATTTCAAGTATATGGAGCTCAATTTGTTGAACGTCTTCGACGCCTCGAAACCCCACGGCCAATTTTGCTGACATCAACCTTTATGGTTCGAGAAGGGCGGCAAATCCTGACAACCCCCTTTCAATTGATGACAGAGGCGAGTACTCGGGGTGTTTCACTGGTGTCGGACATGTGGAGTCGGGGGTCCACGGACCACTTTGTCTTGTATCGTGGATTGACTGAGACTGCGGCCCCGGGAACTCAATTGCGGGGGCAACCAGTGGACTATACGTTTGTTATGAAATTACAGGGAACACGTCGTGCAGGGGATGATGCGGGACTCGTCCCTGTCAATCTGAGCAATGCGGACATTGAGTGGCTTCAAACACAAACTGGATCCACCCCAACGTCCTTGTCCCGCGCCCCCTCCGCACAGCCGCACCACACTCAAACAAGGGAAACGCAATCAATTCCGGGAAAGGAGGAGCGGCCACTGGATACCGCGGCGCGAATGTATGCACACATTCCCGCAACCATGGTGCAAGGACCGTATGGAATGTCCCAACAACCACAAATTGGATATGCACCTAAATCGACCCACTTGTCTGGCTTTCGGGAACCGAGTCGGTATTTGCCCGAAGATATCCACTTCCAACAGATCGCCCGCCGGTAAGGTTTTGTCTAGTGGTCGACTGGAAGGGGTGTCAGCCGGACACGACGGCGCTGAAAAAACTGTGTGGCTGGGATCCATAATTCGTAACGGCTGTGTGCAAATTTACACTGTGACCCCAAGCGACATTGACCTTTGCGTTTCATGTGTTTGCACATGTATCGTTTTTGTACAAGTGGTGCGGCACATCGGTATTGCGTGGGAGGGACTTCATGCAGGGTGTCATTTTGATCTGAGGGGCACGGTTCTGGTTCCTGAGGTGGTAGCATAAGTCCTAATGTATTGGTGTCCAAATCCGTTCCCCAACTTGGCATGTTTCCCATACTTTGAAATCCGCTTTGTTATTTTTTTGGTTTCGTCGTTTTTGGTATTGGGATATTTTAAGTGCCCAACCAACTTCAACCCGAGTCTGTAGAAATCCCTTTCTAGTAGAAAACGGAACATCGTTTGAATTCATATGGATTCGATGGAACAAATAGAGACACTTTTGAAAGAGTATGAGACGTTGATGGGTGGTCGCCACGTGGAAGCGCGGCGATTTGTGAATGCATGGAAATTAGGGCTTTTGGACTTTGATGGTGGGGGGGATTTGAACGACGAGGCACTGGATGTGGAGTCCCCATCCTCCCCAGTGAGCCCACCTCCCCCTCCACTCGACCCATTAAAGAGTACTAAATTATTTGGGTTGGCCACACGGATACAAATACTAATCGCTCATATGTTTAAAACCTTTAAGCATGTACCCACATCCTTTCCCGACACTGAATTCCCCTTGACGCCTGCGAATATGCTCCACGTCGTCTGGGGTGATTACGGCCCGTTTTCCGCACAATATTTATTGTTGGAAACGATGTATATCATGGTGGCGATTGTCCTTTCAGCACTGGAATGGGAGTATCGGCAATTCTTTTGTGGACTTTTTTGGATCAGTGTCTTGCAATCTATACAGAGTGCGCTTGACATAGAGGACTGGGAAACAGTGGACCTAGAGGATGCATGGACGCGACTCCAAACTACCCCGGTTCATGTGGAAACGGCGGTTTATTTGATTCAACGGTTGAAGTGGTGTGGGTTTGATAGTTTGGTAACACAGTTGGATGTCATTGAGCCATCTGTCAATGCACGCACACAAACTGTGATGCGGTTTTGGTGGTCCCACCTTCGTGCCATCCCTGTTGCAGGGGATCCACCATTGTATCAATTGTTTGGTCATGGTGCAACCCAGTTAGTGCAAAAGACGACAACCACGTTCACGCAGGCTGTACAGAAAATGAAGATGGCGGAATTTGATCAAGCGAATCCAGTGGAGATTACCGAACTGTCCGGTGGGGTTGGGGGACTTGTTGAAGCGCCCCGGCAAAACGTATTCGAGCAATTCATGAATACAGTGTATATGTGGCTTGCGCATTTAAACTATTTATTACAACCACCAAGAAGAACCTCCATGGATGTGGATGAGCGGTTTGGGTTGTCTCGGACCCCCGCTCCGGCTACGAAGGCCCCCACTCCAAAGCCCGCTCCGGCTCCGCGCAAACTCCAAACACCCACTCCAAAGCGCGCTCAAACACCTGCTCCGGTTCAGCGCAAACTCCAAACACCCGCTCCGGTCCCCGCTCCGGTCCCCGCTCCGACTCAGCCTGTTTCAAACCAGGCACAACCTCGACAGTCGACTGTGCCAAAGCCGGCGCAGGTACTGAACCAGGCACAACCTCAGTCGAAAAAATCCAGTAAATGTGGGTTCGCATTTAATACAATCCTAGCGATTGGTCGCACCATTGTTAATTATTGGTTTTTATTGATTCCGGCGTTCGTCGCTGTATACGCTTATATATATGGTGTGCCAACGAATCAATATTTTCTAGATGCTTTAAACAGATTCCGTCCAGTGGATGAAAGCGGAAATACAATAAACTATCGTATATTGGATCGTATGGTTGCGCGGTTAAAGGACTTGGGATCTCTCTATAAGGAATATGGAGAAGAATTTATTACCACAATACTGAAACCCGACCCTGAATTGGCTGACACGCTGCTCGACTCAAATGCATTTGATGACGTGGGCGTAATCAATGCCTTGCATGAATACAATTTTAAGATGAAGAAATGGTGTGAGCATGAGGCAACCCGAGTCACGGGACAGCGTACTAACCCGTACTCTTCAATACATATACAGTGTGACACCGACATTGATTATGACATTCTGCTATCACAGACCGTGAAGCAATACGAGCTTCGTTTCCGCATCACCAAAAAAATAATTGAGGAACTCAAAGACCATGCATCTACAGACCCTTTAAAAGATCAGTTGATAAATCTTGGGAAATGTACGCGAGTTGACGAGGCAACCAAAGAAGCTCATCTTCCACCACCGGATCCAAGTGGGGTGAAGATATCATTAGCACACAACACATTCATTATAGACGATCTAGTATGTTCTATCAACCCAAACCTTCAAACGGATCTGGAGGAGGATGACTCATATCACCTACGAGATCATGATCTTGAACGTGTAAACGAACGCAATTATCCAGGGACTAACTCTTTATACAAAAACGTTAGTGGGTTTATTCACTTTACAGGTTCGGAAACTATGAACATATTTGAAGCCTTTTGGGAGGACTTCATCCAAACATCATTGAGCGACATGACATAAAACTAATTACAGCCACTGGACAAGTCTTGTACCCACAATTGGGTCATGTGTCCAAAAAATGCTATTGCGACTAACGTCTCGATTTGATCGCGGATTAGTTGCGCATATTCAACTCAACCGATCTTTTTCAAAATGTCCAGTGTTTGTCGTGCGTCATTGTGACAATTCACACCATCCTCTTGTGGGTGGCTGGAGCCAAGACACTTACAGACCACCCCAAATAAAAGATAATCAATGGTTTACAAGCCTGTTTGAACTTTTTTATTTTTTACATGGGTCGTCCAATGTTGGTATCCCCCAGTGTTGGAATGATGCGTTTCAATGGGTGCCCACAACTAATTGGAAGGACTCTCAAACAAAACCCTTGACTCAGTTCCTTCAATACGCTGGGTGTTATATTCACGAGGAACCACCCTATCAAGTGTTTTTTAACGGCCATATACCCCACTACAGTCAGGCGGCAATGGAACAATACTGTCGAACCAAATGGAGCGGTCCAGAGGTAGCACCTATTCCAACATATCCACAGCCACACTTGAATCTGAAGAAGACTCGTCAGATGTGGACACATTTCCTGACGACTCGTCAGATTGTGTCGAAGGAGACGTGCGCGGCGTTGTTTCAACCGAAACAATCGGCGCCTTTGTCTTTACGACCCTTGCCCGTGTCCTCGTCTTCTTCTTCTTCTCGACCTTTGGTTCAATAGACTCCACCACAGGGGGAGGTCCGCCAGGAGAAGTCCGCTTGGACTGAGTTCGAGTAGGTGCACCCAGACCCACAAATTCATGGTCCATCATTGCAATTTTGCAGTCAGAAGACATGTTCAGCGCGGTAATGTACGACGCGACCCGTTCGCGCAGCACACTACTCAAACGAGCCCGCGCAAATTCCGCCAAGAATTCCGTATTCAACACATCCAGTTCATCCTCCAACAACTTCATTTCGGTTTGTGTGCCTTTGTATAATACACCAATCTGACGACACAGTTCCTCCTCCAGTTCTTGGGCGGCGTGTATAAATGTTTGGCGCAATTTCAAAGTTGTAAAGAGACGCATCCCGCCAATATTCTCATCAATCGTCGATTGGAATTGATGGGCAGCGAGTTCATAATCATTGTGGTACAGCCGGGGTAGAGTCAACAGGGACGTCAACTCTTGCTTGAGTTGGTCGGTACCTTTGTTGAATCGGATGACATTCGGGTCATCATTTGCGGTGTAAAAATATTGACGAGCCCCTGTGATGGCGTGCGCCTGGGACAGGGCTTTGCGCAAATGATGTTCCACTTCACGCGCCAATGCATGGTCTCCACCAACAAATGCATCAATGCGGTGCTGTCGAAGTTGGCGAATTTTCTCAAATAAATCGTTACCATGGTGAAGCAGTGTTTCGAGTTGTTGTGTATTGTCATGCAGTGTGGTTGTGAAAAGACGGTCCCCAGGGATTGGCGCCGGCGTCTTGTATGAGCGACGTGGTTCGCAGTCGGCCCCTTGATGCACACGTTGCACCAATGCCGCTCGGTCGTTTTCCAAAGTGGTGGCCCATTCATCCAGGATCAACTTTGCTTGTTGTTCGTGATGCACCAATTCATCCGCGACTTGTTTCGCACGCACAACCATGCGGTTTAAATATTTTTTAAGCGTGTGCGTACCACGTGCATACGCGCGCTCGCGAAATTGAAAGAGTGTGCGCATACGGGCAACCAATTTGTACAAAACTACGGGCAAGTCGGCTTGCAATTCTGCATTGGCTTGCGCATGCACTTTGGCATGTTCGTTGTATTCTGTGCGACATTGTTTGGCATGTGTGCGCAGTCCATCTGTTAATTGCCGAAGGAGATCGTGCTGGCCCGCAAACACTGCACGAATCACTGAATGCAACCAATGTCCAAGATTTGTAAAGGGCATCACACTCAGTCGTGTTTTGGTGGGTGTATTTGAGGCGGAGAGAACGGCGGTTGATTTGGTCAGTGTGGGTATTTTCAAACGAAGTGCCTTCAATTTAGACTGAACGGTCGTCTGCGCCACGGAACGTTTGGGTTGGGGCGAGGTGGAATTGGAGCCTACTTTGCGTTGGGATTTGGAACTTTTCTGTGGCATATTGTGCCCCTTCGAGAAAACACGCAAAGTCGGTCGTTTTTCCATACCGATTGAAAAGTTCTTCAATGCCTACTAAATCTGGACGCTCTGGAAGTGCGGATAATGGTGCAGTTGCCGCGCCTGCGAGTCAATCCGTGTCGACATTTATGAAACCCGCCTCTATTTTATTCATTCTTGCAGCACTCGCAATTGGCGGTGTGATTATTTTGTTTGTTAAATTCCGAAGCATGGATGCACAGGTTCGGAAGTTGACCGAGCAAGTCGCCACGGTCCCCACAGAGGAAGATGTCAAAGCGTTAAATGAGGAATGGGCTGTTGAATTTAACAAGAAACAGGCCGAACAGCACACACTGCTTATGGAGCAAATGCAGAATCTCCAGCAAGTGGCGGATGCGACACGAGCGCATTTGGTGCGCCTGGAAAGTGGCGATGTGGAACCAGTGTGTCTAACTGGAGAGTGTCCACTTGCACAGCCGGAGGACGAAGAGAAGGAGGAAGAGGAAGACGACGATGATAATGACATGCCTTCCCCAAATACAAGCAATGTATTGCCTGCGCCAACTGTATCCATCGCACTACCACATGAACCAAACACACTCTCTCGCGCCAGGACGATCCCAATTCCTGCGGAAGAGGTGCCGGAGGAGCCTGTGGAAGAGGTGCCGGAGGAGCCTGTGCCGGAAGAGGTGCCAGAGGAGCCTGTGCCGGAAGAGGTGCCAGAGGAGCCTGTGCCGGAAGAGGAGCTTGAGGAGTCGGGGGATCTGGAAAGTTCGCTTGATTTGGATGCGGGTGGGTCTGAGTCCGATATGGACGAATAAGTGGACGGCGCGTATCATCATACAATGAACTTGGACGAGTCTTTTTTTGTGGATCTGAATGGACTTCTCTATGGCTACACATAAACGGGTTGAATGCCAAGTGTTCAAACCAATGTGTGGGGTCCACCCCAATGGCTCCTGTACCATCTACTTCCCTTTAGCTACCCACCACATCCAACACAGGAAGATCGCAACTTGTATGCACAAAAAATACTCACAGACTTTCAAACACTCCTCTGTACTGTGTGCCGTGATAATGTACCAGCAAATGTAGCCAAACTTGGTGTGGGTACTTCCACACAACTGCCTTCCGTATCGGATTTTGCGCAGTCGCCCTATTTTGATTCACCTGACACCCTTGCATATTTCTTCTTTGCACTACACAATGAAGTCAATCGAATGCTCGGTAAACCGGTTATTCCGCCGAGTCACTTCCGCCAGACGATTGCTCAATATCAATTTGGCCGTGCGAAACAGAGTGCATGTACGAATTCAATGGGTGAACAAGGATGTATGACGCCACAAGACGGGTACCACCCCTGTATGACGCGAATTGCGGTTGTGACACGTCCTGTCCCGGGTACCACAGAATTAGGACCTGCATTTTATTTCGAAGAGTCTTTAAAAAATGCTACATGAATGGTTTGATTGGATTGTGCATAAACTTTTGTTTAAGCCAGTGTACAAACTATATACGTTAGTGTGGTGGCAGAATCAATCCGACACACACATTTGTGCAACCTTAAGTCCCGGCACATCGCGACATTTTTGGGACACGCACACGGGTGAATGTCAGCAAATGATTTACACCCGATTTCAAACATTCTATACAGCAATGAATTGTCTGTTATGGTTTGCGTGCCTCCATCAACTGTATGTCATTCTATGGTATATTTGCATTACATCGTGTACACAGAGACGGGTATTACGGGGCGCACTGCGTGGCGCAATTCAAGATGTTATGGCGGAAGGTAACGCACGATTGACATTACAGCCATTACATCCACCAGTCACGGAAGAATGCGATGATAGTGAATGAGTCAATGTTTAACAAAAAAGAAAAACAACCAAGCAGGTTACTATTACAAATGGGAGCACGCAAACACTTTAGAAGTCGGCCGCCTCTGGAGTGTCTGGTTGAAGATCTGGCAGGGTGATTGTCGGATAGGCGGCGGACGCGGACTCCGCTGATGTCTCTGGCCCGAGGTCCAGAATCACAGGTGCCGCCGCGTCACTGTCACTACTCGAGGATGTAGTCGGTGCTTCGTCTGTGACAGTGATATCCGTGGTGGTGTCCTCTGCGTCCGCTGGGTCGGTGCGCACACGCTTGATGATCGGGCCATCTCCATTCAGGGCCCGAAGCGAACATCCTGCGGGGCGCTGATTCGCTTTGTACACAAGACACTCATCAATGCGGTACGTGAATCCGGAGGAATCTTTCGACCCCCACCACCCCTCCACCTCCACACTCGCCACCACATCATCCCCCTTGCAAATATCCACAATTGTACCTTCACGGATGGCGCCATTACTACCCTGCACGTACACACGCGTGGGCTTACGGTTCGGGCGCTCCGCGGAGCCAATCGGCACCGCCTTCAAGCGCAGCGACGGGTCCCACCCGTTGTCCACAAGCCGCTGGGAGTCCGGGATCGACGGCCGGAACAGCCCTTCCGGGATCATGTCCTCCAGCCCCTTGGGGCGCTTGTTCGGCCACACCGTTCCCTGGTTGTTGAAGGTGTGCTGTGCACCAGTCTGGTCCCAATTGGCAAACCACTCGTGGATGTCTGTCATTGCGCGCGGGACGGCGAGTTCGATATTGCACCGCGCGTGCGGGTACTCCTCCATCGTCTTGTTGAGACCGGGACTCGGATCATGCTTAACACGCAGCTTTGTGTGGAGCTGGAACCGCGGGTTGTCACGACTTGTGGCCGAGCTGTTGGCGTAGGATACCCACGCCACGCTCCCCGCCGGGCGCTTCGCAGGCGTCAATTCCCACTCCGAGGGGACTGTTTCCAGAAGAAAAGGGGTCTCGTCCGCACTCATTTTTTTGTTGGTTGGTTGGTTGGTTGGTGGGTGGTTCGGTGGTGAAGTGCGAAAGGGACAGTGAAGGAAAAGTTACGAGTAGTTACGAGAGTTTACGAGAGTCGAGAGACGTTTACGAAAAGGGTAATTTATTATCAAGTGAACAAAACCATACAATTTCACTCACGCTTCAACGCAGTGCAGGAATTTTACGCAGTTGTCTGCACTGAAAATTGGACGGAATTTAAGAGACGGGTTTGGCGCTCAAATTCTTCCGCAGATCCGAACTTGTGATGAATCGTGGATCGTGTGTCGATACTTGTAATACCCATAAATCCATTTCGTGTCACGTTGTCCACAAACACACCTGCATATTGTCCATAAGAAACATCCAGTTGAATGACATCACAAGGGTCATCCATCTCAATAGGCACCAATTCATCCGAGTCCGCACGAACTGGCTTCAACGCGACCATCCAGTTGTGCGGGGCAAAGGCTTTCGTCTTACTGAGTGTGGAGGGGTCGACGGTTGCGGCGGCACCTGTCAAATGATCAAATATGGCCACAATTGGTAAATGGTTCATGGATCGTAGTTGAAGATTTGCGGCATACATTAGATTTGACATGGTAATCGTTTGTGTGTAATAGGGGCCAGGAACAAGATAGGCACGCCCCGCGCCGTGTGTGTAGTGCATGAGTTGAATCCATGTCGATGCGCGACAAACCACCACATCTTCATGCACACCCACAATTGGTACCGGTTGAACAAGTGTGGCAGTGTGGGTCGCCACATATGTATTCCATTCCACTGGATGTCGTGCATTGGATCGGTAGGAATCCCGGTTTAATCGAAAGACTGTAAAGGGGATGTCCGTGGTGGTCGTTTGACGCGCGCGTGGGGCTCGGACTCGATCACTGGTTGTGTATGCAGTGAATCCAGTCTGATCCGCCGCCAAGTTCGCCGCCGCCGCTGCGGAGCATGTATTGGATGCGCGGCTTTCTAAATAGTGGCTGTGTTCTTTGGTCTTGAAATAGGGAATGATTAAATTTTGGCCAATGGCTTGTGTGAGTGACGATGTCAAGGCAGTGACTTGGTTGGCACTGGTCGCGCTCAGAGATGTGCGGGGGATACGCCCGGAATACATTGTATGGGGTTCGAGGGACGAGGTGCGAAGCAGTTCATCATAATCTTGCGCAAATGTCAAAGGGAATAGATGGATGGTACCCGGGGAGTCATAAAAGGCTTGGGGTGCAATGACAATGTCATGTGTTTTTAAAATGGGTGCCACGCTTTCTTGTGCAAGTGTGAGTAGACTGACAAAATGACCTGCGCTTTGGCTTGGATTTTCATTGACGACGTGGAAGTTGGCGTCCATGGAAACTCGCGTGCTGTCCCAGGAATGTTGGCGTGCATAGGTTGTGGTGTATGTCTGAAATACATCACGAGCAACACCATCCCCTGCGCACAGTTCTTGAAAGAGATGTATGTGCACAAATTGGGGATATTTCGCGGCCTCAAAGGCCCCAAAAAGACTACGCGCCACAATATCGGGGTTGCCCCGGTATAAATGGATTAAAATGTGAATTTGTGATTGCGGTTGTGTGGTGTGGAGTTGTGTGTAGTGAAGGGGTGTCAGTTCGACGTTTTGTTGCCGAATGGCTGCGCGCACCTTCCACGAAACTAGGACACCAATGGTGATTAGGAGTCCAAGAAAAAGGAGTTTGACGAGTAGGGGGATTTGTTGAAACCAATTGAGGGTGGGTACAACTGGTGCGGAGGACGACGTGGTCTTGCCTTTGGCGCGTGTCGCGCGTTTTACAGGAAAGCGCGTCGGCATTACAGCGTGTTGATCTTTAACTGACACACAGATATTTTGTGCGATCTGTGTAAACGTGTGTTGAGGAAACCTACGTCTATTAAAAATCTGAGATCCAAACAAAACACGCCATTCTACTACATTGTTCATGAGTGCCACCACCCCTCCAAGTGCTTCGGGTGCGTCGGCACCAGTGACACCGACCGCATCGACACCGGCGGTGAAACCTGTCAAATCACTATTTCCCAAATATGCTCAAGTATTAAAGTCTGATGAACAGTCGCCGGACTTTCTGAAGGCATCTGTGGTTTCAAGTAATGCACCTTCGGATGACACAGAGACTACAAAAAGGTTACAATTACTTGTCGCCGCCTTTGATGAATTCTACCAATATGGAAATGGGAATCGTGCGGATGGCACTGGCACAACTGTTCAGGCGATTTCATCCCATCCCATACCTCTGTATTTACTTGTTCAGGCGATACAATTGTTTGGAGATGGCACTGCGAATTCAAGGAAAATGATCGCGTCAATGATCTTGGGATGCATCAATTTACAACATAGTAGCCGATTTTATTATGAAAAAGACGACATTGTTGTGAATCTACGAACACGTCAATTATATAAAATTACGCAAGGTATTGGCGGGGCCGACACGCAAATTAAGGGTAAGATGTTGACGCAATCACAATTCGCTACACCCGCAAGATGGAGACGATTGTGGAACCGATGGCGGAGTCAGGTGGATAAACCTGTAATGGAAACCGCGGTTAATCCAATTGACAATGAAGAGAAAGTCTTGGCGTACCATGATATTCGATTATTTTATGATTACAGTAAGATTAGTACAGTTATTCCCTCTTTCGGTTTAGATAAGGAAGTGTACGAAGCAATTAAAAACCAAATACAAACCGCAAACAAGACACAGTTTGATACCGATGACTTTAAGGTACAGGAGGATGCAACGCTAGCCGATCTGAAGAATGAAACAACGGACAGAAAGCATACAGATCACCACAAAAAAGCTTTGATTGCGCGAATCATGGCGGCATCCGACTCAATTGAGGCGCATAATACAATCAGTCGTTTAGTGTATATGTCAATGGGGTTTATTCTGCGGGCAACGCGTCGCACCCCTCTCGCGTTTGCCGGCGGAGCAGGGGAGGGTGAGGCAGTGGGAGTGGCTGCAAATGGACTTGGGGATCATTGGGAGTTGATCTCGCAATGGTTCCTTGGCCATCCTTATATTGGGACGGCTGTTGTAGTCCTTGCAGCATTGATGTACATGGCGGGATCGGATAGGATAGAACGCGATCAATTTAAATCTGATTTACTGGCTGGAAACCTCTATAATGCTTTGACACAGGACAATGAATGGCTGAAAAGTTTACCTGGACTTGCGTCATCTAATTTACCGCACATTTACGAGCCGCTACCAACAAATGTGGACATTTGGAACAAGTTGACTTCAATGGCATTTCCCAGCGATCCACAGTGGTCGTATATTCAACAATGGATGAAGGATCCTGCAATGCAGCCATTGCAAACATTGTGGAGAGTACCTGAAAGTATTGAACTCACTGGCGTTGCAACGGATTGGAAAAGTGCGTTCTTGTATGCAGTGTTCTACGAGTCTCCTGGTGGACCAGATACGTTTGCATCGGAGACCCTCAATTTGGCAGTGATAATTGACCATCGCCAAAAATTGATTACTGGACTGTCGGAGCACAAACAGGTGATGCTTGATGCGGTCAACACGTTTGTGGAGATGGCTGATCCTGAGAAAATACAGATGAAGAAAGCAGTCAACGGGAAATTCCAGCATACGCTGAATACATTAATGACAGGTGGCACTGATGCAGAAGCGTACTTACAAGAGTCCACGATGACGGATGAGCAAGTAGTACTTTATTTAAATTGGATTCATAAGGGACGTCTTCTAATTGGATTGCGCCAAGATCCACCAATGCCAATCGGATCCAGTGTGGTGCAGTATTTTGGTCGTGGAATGTCTGGGGCGGAATCATCAACTGTGGCGATACAAAAATTATATCAAACAACTTTGCGTTTAGTGTGTGCGCATGTCGGGTTGGGGTACCGAATCGCGGAGAATCGCCTGCACCTTGATTTGGATCAGGAAAATGCCATTCCCGCATTGGATCGTCTTCATGCGATGAAGTTAGTGCCAGACACGATTGATTACGAGGGGTTGTTACATGATGTGGCAACGGATCGACGCGCGCCTGTGAAGCAGACAACCTGGGAGCATTTGATTCAATGGAACGCGTCCTTGGCCCGAAAACGCGCACTGACGGATTTTTCGACTGTATATGTGATTGTGGGCCGTGCATTTCAACATATTATTTCGACGTATTTGGATACGGTTGTCACGATGCAAAATGAATATATTGTGACATGTTTTGGGGTGGGGACGCAAGCGGACATGAGGTCTATGTTTATGGGTGGGGCTGGGACAGATGACGAGGAGAAGACGGAAGATCCGGCTCCGGCTCCGGCTCCGGCTCCGGAAAGTGAAGGTCTGGCCGCAATGTTTAAACAAATGCTCGGTCCCGAGTCACCTGACCCATCGCCACCGCCTCAGGGCCTAGCGCCGCCGCCATCCCTTCCAGAACCGTCGACACCACCCCCAGCCCCTCCAGAACCGGTGACGACCACAGCCACAACCGATGGCCGCGCGGGCAGTCTGGATACCTATTACATCCAATTCAGTACCATTCCCATCACGACGCACACGAATAATACCGCCACAATGTGCCGCGCGGTTGCTCAGTTCAACCATTTCAAGATTATCGAGCAAGCCATCGCGCAGAAATTGGACACGACACCTGAGGCGCAATCCTGGATCTGGCAGCGGTTTCCAACCATACCCCCGGAATTTGCACGGGCAACCACACTGGACCTTCAAAAATATGCCGCGCGTCACATGCCGTATCCTACAGGCGAATCGCGGACAATGCCCACTTTAATGCAGTTGGACAATGAATATCGGTTTCTTTGCCCCTACAACTTTAGTGTCAATGTGAATGGCTTGACCAATGACCCGCGTGATTTAGCGTCGAAAGTTTTATCCAAAGTTAGTTTTATTGATCTGTTTGCGTACCGTGACTTTTGGATTGATACGGAACTGCTCGGACCAGCCCTTCGTAAATACACGGAAGGAAAGAAGGCAAAGATCATCAGTCAGAATGGTGCCACATCCACACAACTCCATCAATACCTTAATGCATCCATGATGCACACGGCGCCGGATAACTTGCCCTTGATTTATCGGCATGATGTACGCACACTCATCAGTGACATGGAGTCTACGTTTCTGACAGCGTCGGGCGAGACGATTCAGTTCCAATTTAAATTTAGGCCTGAATTTGCAAAAGAGTTGAAGAAGCAGGAGCGGCAATCGGCGAGTTTGTTTCAGAAAACGCCGAATGTGGCCCATGCAGTGGGTCCGGATGGACGCCCCCTCACCCTCACCCAAACAGCCCACCTTTTACTTGCACGTGTCATCCGTACATCGATTGTCGGCTCGTATGACCGCAAAATCATCAAGACGGATTTTAAAGTCAATCAATTCAATCCAACCATTCCATTGTCTGGTGGCGCGACTCTGGCAGCCTTTCAAAGGCCTGTCATTGCGCAAGTACTCAACCCGATTCCAGTGGACCAATATGTGGATGGAGTTCAAGATTCGAATTTAAAGCGTCTTTTGTCTATGAAATTGTACCAACTGTTTGCCGAATTGGCGGAAAACCTGACGACAGTAGAACCTGAGACGCTCCTGTATATCTTACCGAATTACCGCCAAGGTCGCAAGGGATTCGAACAAAACAAACAACGCAAAATAGATCTGATTACAGCTTATAATGCTGATGGAAAGGCCAAAGACGCAATCGACCTGATCACGCGCGTCGCCGGACTTCCGCGGCTTGGTGCCACAAAAACCGCACAAGACATGGACGCCCTCAAGATTCAAGACCTGCCCAAGGACACAGTCGATAAACATGCAATTACGCCTGCGATGGCGAAACGAATTGCCACACTCCGGCTGAAAGAAATTGCGGTGCGGGACGACCCACCCAATGAAAAGGTCCGCCAGCGTGCCGTGCGCCGCCTTCAAGCATTGGAGGATGGAGAAGCCGCCCAATTTTACGCCAGTCCATCTACGCTGGAACCATACATCTTACCTGGAAAAGAAAACCTGTGGCAGAAAGAATTGTTTCATTGGAAGGATGCGGTGACGAAGCAACCTTTGTTCAAGCGTGAATGTGTCGGCACAATCTTCCAGCGCAATCGGTATTGTGTGTGGCGCCCCGTATCCAAGGCGGAAATGGCGTCTCAATCAAGCGTTGCCTCCAACCCAGCGGTGGCCAAGGCGGCCAAGGCGGCCAAGGCGACAAAGACGAACGCGACGGCGGCAACCAGTGTGACGATCGGTCATGCTCAGACGGGCCATGGAGTGCGGCACGACGCCAAGGGACAGTTGCGGCCTGAATACCAATCCAAGGAACAGGCGACGAAGGATGCAGATCGTCGTTTGAAAGCCGACGCGGAACGACTCGCACTCGCGGTCCAGGATAATAACCTGCGCACGCAGAAACCGGAATTTATGGATGGCAACCGTGGAAAGGGCGCGGTGCGTATGTTTACGGCGCGTGACGCTGCGGGGAATGAAATCTTTACAGTCCTCCCGCACAACTTTATTGCCAACATCATGATTTTGATTTATGCCGCCCTGATTATTTATGCAGGCTCGCGCGGCGCCGTTGCGTACCAATCCCTGTATTTAGTGCAAACCGAAGACCGTACAACCAAATTGGAAGCCGTGTATCCTGCACGAGGTGCCGCGACATTCTTCTTTGGGTTTGGATTTGGCACAATTGTAGCATTCCTGGCCTCTATTGTGGAATTCTTCAATTATTGGCGGTTTCGGTATGTCTTTGGACTTGTGTTGATGGCCTTGCCCATCATTATTCTAGGGTCGATTGGTATGTCCAATCTCGGTAGCGAGTCCAACCTGCTCAATCAAGCACTGGGTCAAATGGAAGATGTCTGTGGCAACACAGTGGCGGCCAGCGGAGATGCGGCCAGCGACGAGGCCATTGATATTGCGGCGGGTGAATCCGACACTGTCGCGGAAACCCCGGGGTATTGGTCTACGTTGTTTGGGACTGAATATGTGGACGAGTTAACCGAGGCGCGCGAATCTCTGGCGGTGTCGGACATGTTGTTTATTGGATTGGGTATTGGAGTGCTGGCGACAGGCATTATGATTGGAATCCCGGGTGGACCGTTCCACACAGATCGGAATGAAATGGCAATCACCAAAATGCGGGATGGTGAAAAGTTCGAGCACGCGCATCGCAGTCACATCAAAACCCACTGGTTGATTTATCCAGCCCTTCTGACGATTGCGGTGATTGGCGCGGGGGCGTCGTCGATCGCCGTGGCAACCCAAGGGGGATCCGCAATCAAGCGCACAACTGCGGAAGTGGAGGAGGATGAAGATGGGGACCACACAGGCGTGAGCGACAGCGTGGCGTGGCCGGCGATTCAAGGATCGATCATTGCAATGGTCATCGCACTGTTGGCATTTGGTGCACTTGTACTGATTGGGTATTTCCGCCAGCAACGGGCCTTGAACTCGGATTCTGGTCGTGTGATCCAACGCCAATTGGCGATGAATCATGATGCGAAAAAGCGGGCGGCGGTCGCAGCGACAGCCGCCACCGCGGCTACAAAGAACCGATATGGTTATGGTGCACACACGGTTCAACGAAGGTAAACAAGTGTACTTTCAATCCTTACCTTTCCTTTTTTGTGTGTGAACAGATGGTGGAGGATTGAACAAAAATAAAACAAAATTCGTAGAACGAGATTCGAACTCGTGAGGGATATAACTCCCAAGAACTCTTAAGGTTCCCACCTTAGACCAACTCGGTCACCTACGTAGTGTCTTTATATGTGGTCTCCCCCGAACTCCTTTATTAATCGGCATCCTCATTCTCCGAATCCGAGTGGAGGGATACAGGCACATCCAGTTCACCCCTGAGCAAGACCCCGTGCGCCTTTTTCACAAAACGGGGCATGTATTTGTTACGCCAAAAGTCATACACCGCTTCGGTCATCCACGTCGCAAACGCCGGGTTGTACTCCACCTCGGTCAATTGAATGGCGCCATGACGCGTCCGAATCCATTTGCTGCACGCCGCGGGTTCCTCGTGATAACATTCGGGTGTGTCAATCGTGTGACAGATGTGTGCACAAGGCGCCCACACAATAAACAAGATCGGGTGCTCCGTGTCAATCAAATTGGCACCACACATGGTTGGTAGTGTGTCGCATTGCCCCATAAACGCATTCAAATGCGGGGTTGGCACCACTGGATTCGCGAGGATGGAGCGCAAGGTATGGTGGCCCATAATAAGCCCACCCCACATGAGTTGCGTGTAGTAATATTGCGGCACTGGCTGTTGCAACGAGTTGACTGGGGAACCCGGCACATGCGGCACGCGCGCCTTGTCATACAAATCAAAGGCAGGCCAATAATCATTGAGATCGCGCCGTTTGTAGGGGCACTTAAATTCCAGAAGTTGCCGCTGCACACGAATGGCACATGTGCGGGTGTCTTTGAATTCACGAATCAAAATGCCGTCCGGTGACATCCCTGCGAAGGGGAACGCAATACTCCGCACAAGACCTACTTCTTTCACTACAGCACTCACTTGAATCTCGTGCACACATGCCGGATTGGGAAACCCGTTGAGGGATTGATAATACGCTTCCGTGGCATTTTGTGCGTCGGATTCATGTTCGGTGCCCCACCGCGTGGCCACATTGCCTTTGAATTTACGCCACAACATATCCATTAGTGTGGACTCCTCATTCCCAAACGGCGACCACCCAATCATTGCCGCCAGTCGTGATCCCGTGGCTAGATTTTCACGCGCCGAGAGCCACAGTGGGTTTGTGTCTCCGTTGGCGAAATGTTGAGGGTATGTCATGATTTCATCCCGCCGCGCCGCCGTGAGTGATTGAAATGGCACAAATCGTCCAAATAGTATGGCCAGAGCCTTGTCTAATGTACTTTGAGACAGCACCGCACGCACTGCGGCGGGTACGGGGGGTGGTTTCGGAAGACGCACAACTGGCACATGACCCATGTTTAATTTTTGAAGGAGGTTGCTCATTGTGCAAGTGTTTAGATAAAAACAATGTTGGTTGCTGGGTTCTCTTTGCTCTTTGTCGCGTGGGTGGGTTCGGTGTACCAAGTGTGGACTACCCATCCCCATCATGAAGCGTAGAATCACAAATGACAAAGGGGCAATTAATACTACATCGATTGATTAATGCCACACGCAAATCACTTCTTTGCTGTGTGCGGCCAGCCGAAGTCCAGATGAATTCCATTCCACAAAGGTGGCGCTCTTGCTGGTAGGCATGGGGAGAATGGTGCGAATGCTGAAGGATGCCAGATCCCAAATCAACACGCGTCCACATTGCGTGGCGGTGGCAAAGCTGTCTCCATTTGGATTCCAACTCACATACGTCATGAAATAGGTGGACTTTGTCTTTGCAGTCAATGGAATCCACTGATTGGAATGTATGTTTTGTTGGAGGACGAGTGACCCATCGCCACGAAGAACGGCGATAAAAGTGCTGTCAGGATGCCAACACAACGATTCGACCCACCGTGTGTGCTCCAATCCATGAAAGACCCGCGTCAACTTTTTGGTTGAAGGGTGCAGCTGGTAAATGCGTATGGTACCTTGGATTGAACCAATCACCAGATGCGTACCCGCCGGGTTCCATCGAATTACGGTAGATGAAGCTTCTTGAATGTACATTTCGTTGTATGAGGTTCCAGCTGCATCGACAAGAACAAGACCATTTCTATTGGCGTCCACTGCCAATAAAGATTGACTCGGGTTCCAGTCAATCGCTTTGCAGGGCAACGTGCAAAACACCTCACTGTGTTTCCATGTGTCCATATCGACTGTGTATATATTGTAGCGTGACACGGGGAGCATAAATGCACGACCTGTCTTGTAGTCAAAACAGACTGAACCGGTATGGCGTGGAAGAAATGCACCCGGAATTTGGTTCATTGTCGTTTCATCTGCCCAATAAATACGACGGGGCGCCGTCCCCGGCTCTCGCAATTGACTTAATAAGTGTCCTGCAAATCCATGTACGAGTATGATGAGTGCGTGGTCCTGAATATCTTCCCACTGAACAGGTTTGCTCAGTGCACGTGTGTATTGGTACTGGCTGGTGCCAGACGACTGAACAAATCCACGGGTGCCAGGTGGCAGGAAATCCGCCACTGTTTGTTTTGTGAGTTGTAGAATTTGACAGATTTCACCACTGGGTCGAGCAAGCGTGACATGTTTACGAGTGGATGAAGGCACGGATGACTGTACACCAAGTGCGTCACTCACAAAGTGTGCGACGTTTCGATTGTATGTTTGAACCCACTGCGCAAGTACATCCAGTACACACTTTTGCATGGTCCTGTTTTTGCGACAAAAATCGTGTGTGGATTTAGTCATGTGGTGGCGAGTGCACTCCCAATTAATGCATTTGTTGCAATAAAAGACCTATAAGGTCGCGTTGAGTTTATTCGTTCTATTTGGTCAAAAAAGAGGTTGTATTGACAAAGTGGATTAGATGGAGACAATTGATATTTGGGTGTTTCCTGGTACACCAACGTGTGAAAAAGTGGCACAGATTGTAGGACGAGATCGTCGCGTCCGGCTGATTGATGCTCGGAAATACCGGGCCTATCTCCCGGCGGAATTAACGAAAGTGCCGGGATTTGTCTTTACTGCAAAAGATGGAAAGCGATATCCCTGGGAAGGGGAACAGTGTGTGGATTATGTGAGTCTGTATTTCGGTGCACAGAATCATTTGGTGGGTGCGTTGGCAGGTACGCCGGTTCAAGATGTGCGGGATCATGCGCCCGATCCATCCTGGGATCCGCGTATGGCACCAGCTGCGTACCCTCCAAATCAACAACCCCCTCAATCCTATCCTCCGAGCCAACACCAACAACCCCCGCAATCCTATCCTCCTGCGCAGCGGAATTACCCAGCAACCCAAGCAATCAACCATCCCAGTGTGTCTGCACGTCCTCCTCGTCGGTCCAAAATGGGATTTGGAAATCGTACGTATTCCGATCTTGCGCGGGTGCAGGGTGGGTCTGTGATTGCCATTAGTGATTCCCAAATGGCGATTGCGGGTCAGGGACCCGCGCGGGATATAATGGCCGAGCGCGCACGACAGGATGCAATGTATCTCCCCAAGCGGTAATTGTGGACAGAGAAGTAGTACAACCATTAGGATACATGATCAATCATATTTTGCATCAAGGTTGCATTCAGGCATTCCTCATCTTTCAACCATTTCAAGGTCATTTTTTGAAAGGCCGTGCGATCTTCGTCTACTTGGGCAGCCAAGACAGCTCGGAAATGCCCACAGATGGTACTATCTTGGATCAAATAGGCGACCTCTTCCACAAATTGGGAGACACTCGGCACAGTCAGCACTGGGTTCTCGATGAATTTGGAACAAAATAAGGTCATTCGGCGTATTTGAACTACACTAGTTAAATCCCACGTGCGTCCGTGGCTCGGTCGATGGGTCAATTTGCGGCACATGGCCAGAAGTCCAGTCATGTCATCAAATAGTATCAGGAGCAATAAATCGTACAGTCGCTCGTCGGAGATCGTGCCGTATTCCACCCGCAACCGATTCAGTAGAACCATGCGCAGGGTCGGTTCCGGACTTTGATACAACCGGGTGGCTTGTGCCCCATTGGACAAATAATGAACGAAATAACCCATCGGGCGGGCCCATCGATCGGGGAGCCAGGATGTAAACACAACACCTTTCGCATTACGTCCTTTTTGTCCCACGATGATGTGCCCTTCTTCCGGTAATCCATATTGGCGAAGATTCAACTGAGCGGGTGTAAAAAAAGGACCAATTCGGTGCATTTGATAGCCCGTGTGCAATGTGCGTGTATTCATAAAAATCGGTTCTTGGGGAACGCACGCGCGCATTGTGTCTACGTCCAGAATGTGTGCAATGACCCAGGGTGCCTCTTCGCTCCGGTGTACTGTGGCGACTTGCGCAAAGACCAATTTGGCACATTCCTCTAGAATGGCTGTAATTGTCATGTGGAAAGCGATTGACACTACTGGATGTGTTGAATAAAGTGCAGTGTCTGCAATTAATTTTTTTGATGGGTTTCCACAAAAGAAGAAACATCCCCCTGTTTTCATTTGAAATGAATGGATGGCACGTGTGTGGTATCCTTCTTGGGATATTCGTACTTGTTGTCTTTGGAGTATGGAGGTATTACATGTACCTTGCAACACAAACCGAGTTGGACAGTGACATAGACAGTGATACAGACAGTGATACAGAAGAAGAAGAGGAAGAGTTTCAAAACCTGCGTCATCACCGGTTGATTCATGACTACCACAAATCCCCCGCCCCGCTGGACACACGCAGTCCGGTTTCTACAAATGATCCTGCCATGACGGCCTATGCGCACACCACTGCACACAAACTGAATCGTGTGACGGAGCCAGTGGCCACACCCGAGGTTGACCTGAGTGAACCGGAGCCAGTGGTTCAATATTCCATGCCCACTCCACCCGCGATTGAAGAATGGAACGATATTCGGCATTTTTACACATCGATGCTCCCTTTGCGGATTGACAATTTAAATGTCCAAAATTGCGTGGAATGTGAATTATTGGATGCTGTAATTCCGCGCGGTGACTATGTGATCCACAGCCGCAACCAAACGTTTCAGGTGCGCCAGCCCTTTGAAGCCAGTGTGCAAACGTTTACAGACATTACGATTCCGATCGGGGACTATTCCTCGTCCACCCTCGCCACTCAAATCACGAATTTGGTGGTTGCCGCGGGATTAGCCAGTTTCTCCGCCGCCACAAGCACTGTCACCAAAAATTTCACCTTCTTTGACGACAGTGTAATTGATGTCAGTTTCAATCAAGAACTCGCCTATGATTTGGGGTGGGGTGAAACGACCATTCTCAATTTAGGATCGGTTCAATTCAATGTGGACGCGCTTGCCTCGTATGTAATCAATTCCACCAATAATACATTTGAAGTCTCGGTGAGTGCAGGTGCCTATGTGGAATACACAATCGCGCCGGGCACATACACTGCATCCGGACTTGCCACTGCAATGGATACAGCAATCACGACCCCTGTGGGATTAACGGCGGCGTATTTAAGTGACGGGAGTGCGACCATTGCGCTGTACCATACCACAGGTAATGCGCTGGATGTGCGCGTTGGAGGCGGATTGGCGGATTTATGGAGCAGCACGGTCACAAAAAGTTCAGTGTATGATTCGTCCATTAGTAAATATTATGCAACTAGCGTGCGGGCGGATTTGTATGGAAGTCGGTATGTGGAAATTCGGACAGACGAGTTGAATGCCCCCCAATTACATCGCCGGGGTGTGCTCCAGGCGACATTCTTGTCGAATGAAATCACAAATTGGCGGGCGAACGGGTCGGATACTCTCCGACGACGTCGATTTGCGATTCCCATGTCACTGGACAAATTGACAGTTAGTTTTAAAGAACGACATCCTTCCAAGAGCGGGGAAAACGACTTCCATGACATGGAACTGAATGGGTTGGCGGTGTCGTTCTCCATTTGTTTCCGGCGTCTGCGGTATCAAGTGGAAGGACACAACACTCAATTAAGTATGCATTAATGGCGTCACTGTGCATAAATCACACAGTATTCCCCACAGGCTGGATGTGGTCCAATGCAGGAAGTCGGTGGTGGATTGTGACGGTACATTGGAAGCGCCGAGGTCGTCTTTTTTTGGGTCACAATTTCAGAGGCGTCCACAACAAATTGATTGAATTGAGTACGTGTAAGGAAGCGTAGGGTACTATTGAATTGATGAATTGTGATAAATTGGGCACATTCATGGGGTGAGGCGAATTGGAGTGTTCCGATTCGAATGTATGGATGAAACTGTATGGTTTGGACATTCGGATGGTCTTGAATAGATTGAAGTAGCATAGACAGACGGTAGTTGTTTGATGTACCCATGTACATTAAACTTAAAGGATACATTCGTTACTGCCACGTTCGAATGGCGCGGCGTGTTCCACCTGGAGTTCATGTGGATGCCAGTGCAAGGAACGCACCCGTGCATCACACAGAAGCACGTGCATTGAATTTATCAAGGCGCTCCTGTGCTTTACGTGCAGCGACATTTTTCCGCATCATATTCTCATGAACATTATGTTCGCGGTCACCTTCGTTTAGGAGCTCGGTCAACTCTTGAGCTGCCTTTTCACGATAATGTGCATACGGGGCCGCCTGTTCGGAATAGACAGACGGGGCAGCCATCCCAATCACAGACTGATGCTGCTCATTGACGTAGTCAGCATCAGCATCAGCCTCATGACCATTTGCGTAAAGCCATGCATTCCTACTATTCGGGTGAAGTGCTGCGTGTTCTTCCGCACTTGCCCTTGCCCTTGCCCGTGCATCATCATTGTTTTGATGTTTTTCAGACATGCGGTCGAGTGCCCTTTCCCACTTTCGTGCACTCTCAGCTCGCTTCAACGCTGCGGCGGCGAGTTTTTTCTGAATTCTAGTTTCTTGGGTTTCAAACAGATTCCAGTTAACTCCACCGTGTAGATAGTTAACAAATCGCCGCACTTCATTTTGACGACGACCCGTGTTGGATTCGAACGCAACGACAAGTGTATCCATGTTTTAGTAAGACACAATGTTACCATACAATCGTTCTGTACTGGAAACAATCTCCGCAACTGTGGTTTTTGGTGTAATGGGAATGGTGCGAAGGATTGCGCTGGACGGCGTCCCTAAAGTGACACCTTTGGGTTCATTCACATTGTTGGAAGTTAAAATGGCGAGAAATTGCGCCACGGTACGTACTGCCAAACAATTGTACATGTGAAGCCATTGAGCCGCAATGGCCAGTAGCGTTGTGGACATTTGGACTTGAATCGATCATGGTTGAAAACGGGGAATGGTGAATGCGCCCCCTTATACAATCTCGGATCTGTCTAAGTTATTACTTCCACGCTTGAATGGTTCCATTTTCCGTTCCACTTGCAAATAGAACTTTGTTTGGATGCCAACTCAAGGTACGCACCCATGAGTTACACGGGATCATATGGGTGCATGTGTGTGTGTGCATATTCCACACACGAATCGTTCGATCGTATGATCCACTAACAAGATATGGTCCAAACGGATCCCAGCACATTGCCGCGATTGTATGTTTGTGCCCTTTTAAAAGTTGACAGGTTGGCACAGTTGACGTCAAATCCCATATTCGAATTATGGTGTCCCACGATCCACTCACGATCTGGGTCCCCGATGGATTCCAGCACATGGAATGGAGTGCGGAAGGATGTGTGAGGATGGATTTACATTCCCATGTGTTGAGGTCCCAAATACGAATTGTTAGATCATGCGACGCACTCGCCAATTGGGTTCCAGATGAATTCCATCGCACAAACGCGACTAGAGAGGTATGTCCGCGTAGAACATGATGAGTTGGTATTGATACCGTCAAGTCCCAAATGCGAACCTTACCATCCGTAGATCCACTTGCAAGACAAGTACCACGTGGGTGCCAGTCAATAGTATATATTTGACTAGGATTGTGCAATACATGTACACATTTCAGTGATCTATCCGCCGATATATTGGATGCATCCCAAATGCGAATTGTGCCATCCACTGATCCGCTTGCCAACCTAGTTCCATCTTGATTCCAGCGAACCGAATATATACTATCAGAATGATCTTCAATACAAATGGTGTAAATCCATATAGAACGTGAAGTATCCCAAATACGAATCATATTGTCATGAAATCCACCTGCGAGCCAGTTCCCAGAAGGATGCCAGTCCAATGACAAAATGATATCGCCATTTGTTGTACAAGTGGTCTGTAAACGTCCTTCAAAGCACCGCTCAATAACCGCTAGTTGACTCGTTTCCGTCACAAAATCCCAAACAAGTGAGTTGCGGTCGAGTGCATCATATTGACCCACAACATACAATCGTTCTGTACTGGAAACAATCTCCGCAACTGCGGTTTTTGGTGTAATAAAAATGGTGCGAAGGATTGCCCCGGACGGCGTCACTAAAGTGACACTTGTAGTGTGAACTGTGTCATTGGTTGAAATGGTGAGAAATTGCGCCACGGTACGTACTGCCAAACAATTGTACATGTGAAGCCATTGAGCCGCAATGGCCAGTAGCGTTGTGGACATTTTGGATTGAATCGATCATGGTTGAAACTAGAGAATTGGTGAATGCATCACTTCACACAATATCAGATCTGTCTGCGTTTTTTTCACTTTGTCTTTTACAAACAGATTGAAGTATGGTTTATTCGTCGCGTCGATCCAAACGTTCCCAATCCAGACGGCGTACGCGGCGTCGCAAACGCGCCATTATTTCACTGCGCCAGGAGCAGACACAAATGGTAGAATTGGCCACGGAAAGTCCAGCGCCTAGCATTGTCAAATTATCTGTGGATGATCCGTGGAGCTGCGCTCCTTCCATTGCGTGGGTTGTCATGTACTTTGTACTATTGGGCATGGTTGCGGTCAGTCTGCGATTTTGGCCCAATGCAACAATACTCCCTGTCAGCGCCACCCACTAAATCCTGGAACGACACTTGTTTTAGATCGCTAACAACAAACGTAGTCTCATGTCGATTCACCCAACCACCGAGACATATACATCCAATGTGCAGGACACCTTTGCCCGGTACCAGAACATGCAACAACAAATGATGGATCGAGTCACCAATGGCCAATCCACTGGAATGGCCATTGATGAAACACGTCTCATGAATGCGGCACTTACTTCCCCCCTCACTCCTGCACAATGGACAACGCACGAAGCCACCCGCCAACAAGCTGTGCGCGACAATACCGCCCAATTTTGGACAACCAAAGGCAATGAAGCCAAAGACAAATGGCTCGCCACACCAAAACGAGTCAGTAACATGGCTGACCCGTTACCCGAACCGGAACCAGAAGTGGTTCCAAGTTCAACCTCCGCCTCCTCCACAATGACGATCCGTGGAGATGAACCCGAACCCGCACCGATGACTTTTCTCCAGGCTCTGCGCCCCACCTCCGTCCATGCCGCCTACACCAACATCCTCGCGGATTTGCGACGGTGGGATGAGTTGCCACAGGCGACGGGTTTGGACAAAATGAAGGCCTGTTTCCTGAGTTCGGAGCGGATTGGCGCGATTGTGTGCTCTGCATTGTTGTTGGTCATGCTGATTGCATTCATTGTCATTCTTACAATGTGAAATAATAATGTGAGTATAATAAAAATCTTCTGCTTGACGAATGCCCAAATGCCTCAATCATTCCAAAGCGACCTACAAAGGTACGGAACCGAGTCCAAAAGGATTAGGATATTGCGCCCGGGTTGGCAAAGTCGGAACGGAAATGCAAGGACGGGATGGGCGTATTTGGGTCATCCGTGCAAACAAAGCTGGTACTAAACAATGGAAGCCATTGAGTGGTACACTAACACCACTCCCCAAAACGCACGACATCGTTTCCCTCGCTCCGCTTCGGTTTCGTATGGTCATTGGCTATTACCGAAATGAGAAAAAGTATGCAAAAAAACATTCTCATTTTACGGATAAAAGCAACGCTCGACCTTTTGCGACGAAAAAATCACTTTCGACGTTTGCACGCAGTGCAACGATGTGGGAGAATATGTACATTGCGTATGAGGGATATCCTTTATTTGATGGTTATAAAGCATACAATGTTCGACTCGGTCACATTACCCCCAAACACATCAACAAAATTGTAGTATTGGACGGTCCGATTCACGATATGAATGTATGGGAGAAACTGTTTGGAATCAGTTGGTATAAGAAACCTGATTTAGTTTTGGTTGTGGACGTCACCAACGTCCCAGTGGTCCGGGTGCAAGAGTCGGACGCAAAAGCGTATCAACCCCATTTAACCGGAATGAAACCGATTGACGCCAAATTCTATCAAGACCTTCAGCGTACACTAAATCATTTCATGATGAGTGCGGAAGGATGGATCAATCATAGTGGTCGGAATACCGACAAGGGTGTCAAATGGACGGAATCCGAACCATTTAAAGGACAACTCCGATTGGTGCAAATTGGTACGAACCTACTGCCCAATTACCACCAATTTCAATAACCAGTTCCAGCATTCCTTTTTGTGAGGAACAAGTGACTACGTTTTAAAGTATTGTTCTTCTAAACAAACATGGAAGACTTTGTGCGCCTTGTGACAGAGTTTTATACGTTTCGTCACATTCCAAATGCAGCGATGCATGTAAGACGTCTCGCGAATTCTGGTTACCCTACACAGTGGAGAGACTATATAATGATTCGAACCATAGTGCGTCAGAACGGCAAACCGAGCCGTCGATGGATGCCCGCAGATGCACTGATCTATCCATTAATCTATCATCTCAATCAGCATGGATTTGGACCAGCCGGGTGGGATCAAGGAACTCCAAACTCTAAAGAACGGGCGTTTATATATCTGTCGGTTGGTAAATCCAGATCAACCTCCACTTATCCAAAATTAATGCAAAAAGTCAAGCAGCATTTTAAAACGATTCCTGAAATTACGATTGAGCCTGACTTTGATGAAGGAGTGAACATTGAGTTTGATCCGCGCGATATACCTCGTATATTCAAGCGTCTGGGTCTACGTCCTTCCACGAAAGTGGTTCTCCCCGGTTCCAACGCGCTTCGGAAGTACAAACGGTGGACATTCGCTAAAATGAATGCCTACAATGCCAAATTACCCAACCCACAGTTGGATTAAGGGTTACACGGAAGAACACAGGCCCCATGCAGTTGTGGTTGACACGAGTACTCCGGATGGCGGGATGTGTGGGGAGACGGTGCTCAGATTGATTACTCGTTGGGGGGATGGATAGTCGAATTGTGTCCAGTCTGTACGCGGCCCCTCCGCCGCCCCTGAACTCAAAAGTGTCTGGATGTGTTGGCGTGCATCCACTTCACTTGCAAACATTTCCACACGGGCGATTCCCATCGAGACCGAAGTCCCCGAGCTCAACTCGAGGGTGGTTACCACCCACAAGGAAGAGTCCATTCAAGATGTAGTGAAGTTGTCCCCCAATACGCTGCAACCACGTAGGATCCACACGAATTAAATGGAATGTCCTCTTTGTCCCCCATCGGGTCGCGTGAATCCTGACGTGCAATTAAATGGGCAGCCTTGGCCGCGAATACCCAATTGGTATACTCGTGCGTGGAGTGGGCCGACGGCTGTTCATCAATCGTTCGAACAATGTGTAAAGTTACAGGCATTTCTTTCAATCCAGTACTTTAAACAGACACCTTCGATTTCAACGGTCCGCGGGGCGCGGTGCCGGTGCATATTGAATCGCGGGCGATTGGCGGGCATTGGCCACACTGGCCACCAATTCGCGCGACGCAGCCACCTCTTTTTGGGAATGTGTGAGCTGTTCACTCAGAATCTTGATTTGACCTTGCGCCGCCTGATATTGCGCATCCACTTGTGCGGCCTTTTTTTCCGCCTCGAGTTCCATGCGGGAGGCCTGGGCCGCCATTTGTGCAGCGTGTGTTTTGCCCATCGTCGCGCGACTGTCTTCGACTTGCGACGCCAGGGACGATTCAAGTTCTTGGATGCGTGTCTGTAATTGCGTCAACATCGATTTGTCGACAACTGTTTTGTTGTATTGTTCCGCAATTTTTTGAGCTTGACTTAGACCAAATTCACGAATGGATTGGTCTGTATTGATTCGCGCATCATTGTACTTTTGCTCAAAGTCACTTGCTAGCGTGTTGATTTGCGCGTTTTTTGCGGCCACTGACATGTCGAGCGAATGCAGCGACGATGCGCAATGTTCATCGACTTCCTCCACGCGCTCTGCCAAGAGTGTGCGGCACTCGTCCACCGCGCTGGTAAACGCAGCCATGCTTTTCGCCATCTTTTCAAGTTGCTTGAGCGTGGGATTTGGGCCCAAGCGCTTGGTGAGCGCTGGTGCCACCGACGCAGAGGAGGATCCGGCGGGTAGTGGCGCCGACGCCTTGCGCTTGGCGGGCTTTTTGCGACTCGTGGTGGTGGACATAATGGGTTGCACAAAAAAAGAAAGTGACTTGTTCGTGAGGACGAATGGACGATACCCATCCAAGTGCCCAACTCTCCGAAATACAACACAGATGCTTTATTGTGAGAAGCGGATCGTTCGATGGGTGGGTGGTGGAAACGGTGTGCGCATTTTGCACCGAAACCCTCCATTGCATCAATCATGGAACCTGGTGCGCCTTCCTATGCGCAGTGTGTGTGGTTGTGTCAGCAATTGGAGCCAATTCGCGCATTGCTTAATCAGGGAGTTTCGTGTAAGTCAGTGGATGGACTTCAAAGTTTGGTGGCCTGTGCCAACCAAGACGTGACGCGATTGTGTTCGGCATTTGCAGCCACCATCTGGACAAAGGGAATCGCGTTTCCAACGAAACCTGTGACCGTCAACCCTGACTGGACGCCTCCTTCGTTGAATCCGCAACCTGAAATTGACCCAGTCCCGCCACCGGAACCCGATGGCAATACGTGGGCCGTGGTGTCCTCCAAAAAATACGTACCCGCCATCAAACCACCACCCGCGGTTCCGGTCCCGGCTCCGGTTGCGCCGCATCCCTACACACCGATCTACAAAGCGCCAACCAAGCCAAGCCCGCCCCCAAAGAAACCAGTTCGCATCGTCAATCTACGTTCCATGAGCAAGAGTGCTTACCGTCGCCGATTTGGCATGCCCACCAAGCCAGTTCCCACTCGCAGTACGCCCCGCACAGTCAACAAATCGGTCCACGTACAGGTGCACAATGGCAAGGATTTCGCGTCCTATTTGGATGCACATGGGTTTGTGGAAACTTCGACTTCCAAATCCAATGATGTGCGCTACATGCGAACGTGCTGCGGGTGTGGCGCATGCCCGCCCTTGGATCCACTACCCACCTGTCCAGCATCGTTCCGTCAAATGACAGTCATTACCAATCCCAATGGTAAAAGCAAACACCATTATTGGAAAAACAAGCGGTCGCACGTGGATCAATTGGTGCGCCGTGCAGAACAAATGCATCGTGCGGCGGCCAGCACATTGTAAACAAACAACTAACCTTACTCGTCTTCCTCAAGCCCAACAGTGGCCCCCAACGATACTTTAAACACGGGGGTTTTGTCACTTTCCTCTAATTTGTGCACAATCGCTTCCTCGGCTTCTTGATACAAATACCGAAACAAGGTCTGCACCAGTGTGGTGTATGTCCATCCTGTTTTCTTGGAGGCCACCACGTTTTGCAAAATTTCCGTCATGTGCTTTTTACTCGGTCGCAGTGTGGTGACTTTACGATTCCGTGCCTTGGATTGTTTGTACTGAAGATAGCGCCGCGCGGTCCTTGCATGTTTTTTCTTGAAATACTCGGGGTCCATCGCCGCCATGCATGTGGAAAAGGCGGACGACCACCGCCGTGGGAAATTCATCGGCTTTTTGACAATGGAATGACCGGCACAATACTCTTTCACAACCGGTTCCACACTGACCAATTGCTCCTTTAAGTCTTTCTTCACTTGGGTGACGGCGGCATTGGCATGATTGATTTTCTGTGTCAATGTGATGTACTCGTGCACCATGTGTGTGACCTCGGGAATATCTGGCGTCACGGCCACTTTAATCGTCTCTGGCTTTTTGGAGGCAATCTTGAGCGTTTCGGTGGTCTTTGTGCGCACTTCTTGAATTAACGCAATCACCGCCAGGAGTAGTGTTTGCACATCGGTTCCGCTTAAATTCGCCGTCTGTTCGGCTTTAGCCACTTCTTCCAGAATCAGTTGTTGCATTTCATCACTGAGTGGACGTGCCGTGTTTCGTGCACTACGGTAGACGAATTGTGTGGATTGGGCATCAAAGAAGCATTCCACCTTGTGTAACTGCATGTATTCATGCACGCGCCGCTTGAGACCCGTCAGGTATTGTTTGTCTTCTCCATGTGCTTCGTTGAGTGCCGCTGTTAAATCGGCCAAATCTGCATTCAGATTACAATAGTCGCGCAAAGCTTGTCGCAAGGATCGAGCCATTGTATGGGCAGCTTTTGTATCAAAAATGTAGGTACTATGAAAAACAATTTAGTCTTTGTCGGATTATTTTCTAAGGTTGTAACAAAAAAACCTTCTACTCGTTTGTCAACACACCTTTTCACTTATATACACAGTTGATCATGAGTGCTAAGGATAGTGGAATTTTCGGCGACAATGTGAACCCACGGGAGCGAGCGGCGCACATTGCCTGTGCCGTCGTGCTGACTGTGGTGGTGCTCGCAGTTATTGTGGCACTCATTGTCTATTTTACATCCACCCCGGCGGACTGTGCCAGTGGCGGAACAGAGGTTTCCGGCGCACATCGTGTGGATGCCGCCAAGAAAATCGCCCCGACTCCCGCGCCGGCGGGAAAGCAACCAGTGCGTGCACCCACACCTGCGCCTGCGCAGCGCAAGGCGCCTGCGCAGCGCACAGCGGCCGCGTCGCAATCCAGCAACTCGGCCACTAGTTTCCAAACCGCCACGGGGATGAATCAACTCATTACCGGTGCAGTCCCCCAGGGCGTCACACGTCAACGTGCTTCCGGATACACGGACCAGCTTGCGGATTACACGGCGCAATACCGCTCTGCGATGGCGTCACAGAACCCATTGGTCAGTCAGGTGTCGGAAGCACCGATTCTACATGCAACCTATGACAGTGGCGCGAGTCGTGGCGATCTTCCGGACAAATACACGGATGCAGTCTTGTTTGCGCAAAATATGCCTGCCTGGCAGAAACAGAGTGCCTTGCGGTACGGTCAGAGTGATGCGTACATGCAAGCCGTCAATGGTACACAGAATCAGTATCATGTTGCCCCGATCCGCGCCTAAACAATGCAGTCCATTCATATCCTCCTTCAAGCATCCGTTCTTTTTTTGTCGCAGGTACAAATGAATGCATGAGGCGCCTGTAATGCGACAATACATGAAAAGGTTATACAGTGGGTTGAATTGTCAAAATAGTCCCTGATTTGACTCGATGCGTGCTTGCCATGGATTGAGTACGAGGGATGTAAGTCCACTTCCACCGCATGGGGGCACTACAGTACCTACGAGGTAAACGGCTCCACAATTCGCGTTCAATTTCGGCAATTGTCATCACCGGTGCAACACTATAAACCATCCATCGTCGGTTTCCACCATACTTGGTAGTGGCACTCGCCGCTGTAACAGGATCCCATAGTTTGTACCCATACAGTTGAAAAAAGAAACAGTTTCTTTTACATGGCGCGAATTGCCAACCAGCACCCTGAAGGAATATGATCACCTGAATCGAGGATGGTTGAAACCTCTTGATATTTATCTAAGGTCCATTTAAATTGGTCTGGGTTCTGGTGGTATTCCTCGGGTAAATCATCCCATACATGATTCTCAATTTGTGCAAGGGTCGCACCCGAGTTACAGAGTGTGGTGAATTTGATGTTCCATATGTGTTTTGCATGTACGAAACTTTGGAGTCCTGGGGCAGCGGTGTGAAACAAGATTGTGTACTCCACTGGATTGGATGATTTACATAGGGCACATCCCATTTATACTACAGTACGAATTGAGTGAGTGAAAAAGGGTACAGATACCAACGCACATGGGCTTTTGTTAAATCCAGAATCGTAGGGCCGGTGTTTCCATAAAATCAAATTCGACATAACTAAATAAGGACATGATAAATGTACCAATCACAAATCGGTCTTGGGCAAAATAAAAGACTTCCCTTCCTTTCCGGTTATACAATCGCGAGTGGGGAATGCGTAAACTTTTGATTCCAGCGGGTGTTTTGAAATTGAAATGCAATTCATGGACCCGTCCTTTTTGGGCGAAATACGGTTCGAGTGAGGCTGGTAATGCGGCATAATTGGCGCCCGTATCCACCAGCGCCTCGGGGAATTGATTGGTTGCATTGTCCAGTCGCATGGGTTCAACGTCCGTCAGTTCAGGATGGGGAATCAGATCAATGGAAGCAATTCGTACTAAATAATAGGGTTTGGTCCGGTGTGGATAAAGAGGGAGTGTCAGAATGGGGGAGGCCTTTTTGGCTGCATACCCGAGTACAAAGAGTCCATCGCGCAAATCCGCGCCAAAATAAAATCCAAACACCTTTGGTTGGTCGTATTGAGCCAGGAGGCGTTCAATCATTGACACACCAAGTGCTGCACTCGTCATTCCCATCGCACCAATGCCCATGATGTTGAAGGTGTGGGTATTATGTTCAATACGTGTCTCGCGCGACTTGACGATTCCAACAGGGACCTGGGAAATGACGGTGAAATCGCCTAATTGGATGTCTCGCGTTTGGAATTGCACATCATCAATTTGGGATCCAAAATAGACTTTAATGCGCGATGTGGAAGACTCTTGTGTCTGATCCGACTGGGCGCCGCCATAGATTTTAACGGAGCATTTTTTACATTCATTAATATCCGCAATGAGTAAGTAGTCGCTGGCTGTGTCGAGTACAACTTTGGTGGGTGGACTTCCCGGAATGCGCACCATTAGCAACGGTAGTCCGCCATTCGTGAGCTCGCATGGCAAGATGACCGGCGCTTTCGTGCCAGTTTGCCGTGTAAGCAGAACGCGACCTGCAATGCGGTCGATCGTTGATAACTGCGTCTCCATTTCCGAGGAGGATGCACTTTGGTGTGAGGGCATGGTTGTCGAATTCGTGGGCAGGATTGGGGAACTTTCTGGATCGGTGCGTGAAGTTACATCCCCGTCAAGCCAATAATCTTGCATAAAGCGTCGTGCAGATTGGAAGGCGGACAGATTCGGGCCATATTTCGAGCGCATCGAGTGTGTCACGGCGATCGCACTACTGCCAACAATCAGTAAAAGTATTGCTAAGGATGCCGTTAAAATACAAAAGGTTCGTAGTTGCGGAGACATCATTTCAAGTTGATACCTGAGGGGTTTGTACTACACTCGGAAAAAAGAACCAACCTATAATAAAGACCGCTCCAATGTCCAATACCCCACAATCTTCATCACTGATTGCTCATCGCCCCAGTGGGCCACCAACTAAAGGACACACTGCTCTTGTTGTCGTGGGCATCATCCTGGGCCTGTTGATTCTTGGTGGGATCGCGGGCGTCGTCTATGTGCTTGTCTCAAATGGTGTGATTAGTATTGTTGCATCCTCCGCGCAAGCGGATGCGGATGCGGTGGTGGTGGATGACGAGGAGGTTGTGCATGTTGGAGAGTTTGTGTATTTAACTGCTACAGATGCCTCTTTAATTCAGCGATGGTTGCACATTGATACCGACGTCGATGAGAATGGTGTGTATGACACCTACATGACAAGTGATGCAAGTGCCGCTACAGTATTCAACGTGGTGCCAACGCCTGGTATTCAGTCAGCGTATGAGGCAACCACAGGTGATCAACTAATGTTTCAGTCGTATGGCCTCAAAGAGTTTGGTAATGACAAAACTGACGCGGCGGGCAAAATCACGTTGCAAGTACAAAATACAAACATTTATATTACAGATTCAAATTCATCCAGTAACTGTTATTATATGGGTAATGTCGTTAATGATGATTCGATCATTGGACTTGCTTTGGTACCTTCGGATACCACAGACGATGCTGGTTATTACTGGGTTGATCCCAATGGGGATCCGCCTACCAACACAGAGATTACGGCGGGTACCACGGGTAGTAGTAGTCCAACCGCGCAATTTGTGACATATGGTGCGACGTTCAAGATTCGACCGTCGTACACTTTGACATCGTCAAGGACGACAAATGTTTGTGGTGGTCATCCAATGAAGATGTCCCATACTATGGGTGAGACAGAGACACGCCTCCTTGGATGGAGTGATGATAGTGTATGGGAAGATGGTGTGTTTTCCTTTGAACGAGCGACGGTGTGAGTGTGCCAATCCGATCTCAGGAAGGGGGCGTTATTTTTGTTTTGCGGAATTTGGTTTCCATGACTGTATTGGCTTGAATGTATTGCGCAACTACATCATCCGGAAGCGTGGCGCGAAGACGTGCCATGGTGCATTTCACGTCGGATTCATCCACCAACGTATACAGTATTCCACAGAGCGGGAGTTCATCCAATTCGTTCTGTTCCATGTATTTGCGGACTGCTTTGACGTGGGCTGTTTTTTCTTTACGCAAGTCATCCAATTGACCTTGTAATGGATCCAGGCGGGTGCTGAGTTGCGTGAGTGCTTGGCGAAGTTGGTCTAAATTGTGGGCAGCCATTCTCACTTGAACTGTTTTTACTACACTTTGTCAAAAGAAGTGTCCATACTGCAACGAACGCAGCCATTTGCGATGGTGTTTGTATGTCTTGTCACAACTAGTCAAGTATGGGCGGGG